TCACGAACGACCCCGATCAAAAACCCGTCCCAAAAACCAGAAGTTCAGCACCCCAGCCCAAAGCGCCTGATCTGCCTCCGTCCAGGCTGCCAACACGGCAGCACCCCAGCCAGCCCCAGCGTTCAGCGCCGCAATAAACGCCACCGTCTTGGCCGCACAGTACAACGCCATCAACCAGTAGGTGATGATCGGTCGCACGCTTGACGACAAGGCATCAGCCCACCAGACACCGGTTTTCTCACCCTGGGTGCGCACTGCGTCACGCAATGCCTCAATCGCACCAGTGTTCCATGCCGCATCAGCTTGTGAGCCAATTTCAGCCATGCGCTGCGCGCCGCGAATCTTCTCAAACTCCAGGGCCTTGTCCTGCATCGCCAACTCATGCCCACGCTCGCCCTTGCGATCCAGCCATTTCAGAAATTCAGGAGCCAGTCGAAACGCGCCACCCAACAATCCACCCAGTAGCGTTTCAATCATTGGGCACCACCGAACAGTTTGAGTTTGATCAGGGTGCCGGTCAGAATCGCCATCACCAGCCCGGTGACCACCATCTTGATGATGGTCAGACCAGCAGTTTTCTTGGCTTCATTGAAGGCATCGAGCAGATTGCGCAGTTCACGGATGTCGTGGGCAGCGTCCTCACCATCGAGTCCCACCCCATGCAGGGCGTGACGCGCACCCTTCTCGGCAGCACGCTCAAGCATTTGCTCAAAGTCTGCCTGCGGCATCGTGACCGTTTTACGTCGTTCAATTGATGTGTCTTCCATTTTTCATGCTCCAAAAATGCGAAACCCGCCAGATGCGCGGGATGCACATCGAAGCGGGTAACGGGTTAAAAAAGGCTAAAAATTGCTTTTCAGTCGGGGTCAGATTTCTATGATTTCCAGACTCAGGTTGGGTGCAACGGCTTCCAGAACTTCATCACGTACAAACACGCGCGCACCCATGCTTGCGCTGCCTCGTGCCCTGACCGTGCCACCACCGGGCAACTGCACGGTGACCACACCGGTACCAATCTCAGACACGGTGCCGACCTGTAGCGGTGGGTCAGACAGCAGTTGCTTGAACTGCTCGTAGACGTTATGCATAGGTCTGCACTCCCAAGGTTTGCCAGACCTCTGGAAATCCGGCCTGCACTTGGGTGGATCGCACCAGCCCGATGCGGTCAGCACCAGCGTCGCGGTACTGAACAAAGGCACCGGGCTCGATGATTCCGGTTTCAACCAGCACCGGCAGGTTCAAACTGACCTCGATCTGCCGACCGGTGTCACTCAAAACTGCCAGTCCACGCTGGCGGGCGACTGCCGCGTCAGTGATCAAGGCATCCACCACCATCGGTGCCAGCAGATCGCCAGCAGTGCCCGACCGAGTCACCTGCGCCAGCACTCCTGCCTCCTGGCCAGAAACGAACACCCGGTTGTAGGACGGCTTTTCCAGCCAGCGAAGAGACTCTTTTTCCACTGCTTCGACTGGCAGAACAAAGCCTGAAGTCACTGTCGCCCACTCCCAGGGTGCCACTGGATATCGGTGGCGCACCCGGATCGTTTGGTCTCTGGGGTGCGGCAGCAGGTAGCCCCCGGCTGCCCCAGCAATGACACTCAGGGCTTCAATCCATGTTCCTTGGTGCGAAAACACTCCGGCTGGCACATTCCAGTCGGTCAGAACCCAGTCCAAATTCCAACCCATAGGCACACCGTTGATGGTCAACACGTCATCCATTAACTGGCGTGCCGTGCGCGCCTGTGAGTTGGTAAAAGTCATCACCGGCGCATAGGGTGCAGCCAACACGGCATTCTTGCCACGACCAGTCAATCGAATACTGGTCTGTCCAAAGCTGCGCTCACGACTGATGTTTTCAGCAAGGACTGCAAAAGTGGTGCCGTTCACAGTGGCCAGCAGTTCCACCACGCCAGCGCCGTTTGGTTCGATCAGACTTTGCGCAGTGTGCGGCAGCACGGCATCAAATCCCCAAGCCCAGGAGGATGCATCAAGAGACAGGGACAAACTGTTGACCGGGACCTCCACCCCGTTGGATGCCCGGCGCAGACTGACATCATTGATCACAAAGTACACCTTTCTGACCGCAACGGTCACAACGCCGGTTGGCGGTTCTTCTGGAAAATCACACTGACGAGCACCAAAGATCAGCATGGGTTCCGCCAGTGGCGGACAGGCAAACAGCAAGGCTGTACCCCAGTACGTCGGATCAATGGGTGGGGTCACCGGGATCAAATGCACACCCGGTCGCGGTACCCAAGCCTCCTGAAAGGTCGACGGCAGGAACCTCCTCAGTGGGATGGCAGCACCCGCATGACCCGTGTACCCCCTGTTGCGAGGGATCGCGCCAGCCCAAGAGTTCTCCAGCCATGCGCGCCTGTCATGCAACCCATCCTGAAAACGGCCCACGGCGCGAACCCCTTCAACACGGCGGCCTTCTTGGAAGGGACTGGTGCCGTTCACTCGCCGATCAGCCAGCCCGTCCGACCAATTGGCATGCAGGCGTGATCGCGTCGCGCATCCATCCTGAAACTGCGATCCAACCTCTCGGCTGGAACGAATGGCTTCAACATAACTCGGACTCACACCCTGGCGGATCGAGGCAGCGTTTTCCGCTTGATCCTGCGCGCCAGCATTGGTTGCCAGCGCGTGCTGCTGCGGCTGGGTCAAGCCGGACTCGGTGACCACCGACACCTGTGAGAAGGATTGCACATGCGCCACAGTCGGCCGTTGCGTCTGGCTCTGGTACTTCACAGCGACCGTGCCGACCAGATCGGGCAATGTCGCTTGCAAAGCCAATGGCACACCAATGACCAGGTGCAAGTGAACGACCAGTTCTGGCAGTGCCCCTGAGACTTCGAACAGCGAGTCCGGATGGGTACTGGTGTCACTGTCACCAAACACCAGCCGGGTCGGATGCACCCTGGGCGGCTGTGCAAACACCAGATCGGTGATTTTGGCGTTCGGGTCAACTGCACCTTCTCCAAACACCATTTCCAGCGGCTGTTCAATCAGCGGTGTACCAGCAAAGACCAAGTTTTCTGGCACGACGCGAAACCTCACAAATTAAAGTTGATCAAGTCAAAGTGCATTGCCCCAGTAGCGCCCGAGCACCGGCGTAAAGCACCGTGCCGCTGGTGCCCGAGAGTTTGAAATCTCCGGTGCCAGCAGCGTCCGACACCGAACCGTCGGCCACCACTTCGTCACGGCCGTTGATCCAGCGTGCCCAAAGCGCAGTGCCGGTCTCCAGAATCAGGTCGCCGGATGGCTCTGACTGCTTGAGGGTCAACACGCTGGCGTTGATCTCACCGCACGGCTTTGCCAGCAAGATTTCCACCAGCAGTCCACCACCCGGGTCGCCACCTGTTGCTGGCTGGGTTGTTGCGTACAGTCGAATGCGGCTGTTTTGCGGTCCAACATCGGCGAACGTCAGTGTTCCGGTCAGTCGCGCCAGCTTGTGCGCAGGAGAAATGGCCAGGGTCATGTAACCGTCTCCAGCATCAGTTCAGGAACTACCCGGTCAGCCACCACCGCCCGAAAGGCCTGGGTGTGGTCATAGCTCACCACGGTGTAGGTGGTGTTCATGGCGATTCGGCCAAACGAATAGGCACCGGTCGCCGCTTCGCTCCATGTCTCGCGGATCACGGCCCGAGTGGCTTCCTCGATCAGCAAAACACGCCTCCTCACTGGTGTGGCTGGTGTGTTTTTGACAGTGCCCACCACTTGGCCCACACCACCGAAGTAAATGTCGTGTTGGCCCAAGATCGGCACCAGCGCTTTGTTGCGAACTCCCAAACCATCAAGCGCTTGCATCGGTGCAGTGTTGATGCGCCCAGTGTTATCACCCAGACCTTGTGTAGCCAGATTAACCGTTGGAATGGTGTTGACCCGACTCAGGTCAGTCCCGTACCCATGAAAAATCACTGCTGGCCCCACCACGGCCAGGCGAACCTGAGCCTCCAGGTCTTGCAAATCTGTGAGGCTCGCGACGCCTTCAAACATGCCCAGCGCCGACAAATTCGCATACATGCCCCATGATGAGGGCCAATTAGAGCCAACACTTGAGAGCAAGCTCAAGGGGACGTTGAATTTCGTACCCACCCAAGTTCCATTGCAGTAATACTGGTAACCACTGGCATCAAAAGCGATGGCGACGAACTTGACCGCTGCCGCTGTGGGCAGTCCGACCGAGTTTGCCGAGCCTTCGCAGCGAATCTGCCCATGTGGGCTCAGTGTCGTGACATCCGTCTCAATCAGCAGCGCATGGTAGTTGCCAGTTACCCCGTAATCAGAAAACAGCATCACCCGTGGGTTGACGTGACTCACCAGCGCCATCAGCACACCAGAAGTCGGACGAGTCACCCTTTGATAACTCCAGCCAGCACCCACCCCTTTGACGCAGGTGATGGATTGAACGGGGTTGGTTCCCACCACCACCAGACTGGCCGACTGGCCCGCCATGTCCGCATGGTTACCACCGCCCGTCAAATCGGTCAAAACCGAGTTCGACTGGAAGTGTGAGGAGTCATAGGCAATGATCGGGGTCAACCCCATAGCACTTGTCCACCAGCTCATGGCTTACCACCAGGGACCGGTGATGTCATAGGCCAGTGTGGCGGTGTAGTTGCCACTGCTGACCCCATGAGCGACCTTGAGCAGCAAAAAGGTGCGCCCGGGGTAGCCTGCCACGCCCGAGATGGTGTCGAGATGGTTGAAGCTGGGGCTGTCGTTATGCACCCAGAACATGCCTGGCATCCTGCCGCGCAAGTGGGAGCTTTCGCGCAGCAAGGTCGGGTGCAGGATCATGCTGTAGTCCGGCCCATTGGGCCAACTGATGCCCGTGCTGTAGCCCGAGGTGGTCTGGCCATTATTAGTGTTCAGGCTGGTAAACGAGGGATTGACGTTGTTGCCAATTTGCAGATAGCTGCGCATCAGAATCTTGCCGGTGCCATCCAGCGTTCGCGGAAATCGTGAGCGCCAGTCGGAGGATTGATACCCTTCGCTGTCATAACTGCTGTTGGGTATGGAAGCATAGTTATAGGCCTCCTGCGCGCACAGCAAGGTGTTGAAACCGTCGGCACTGCGGTAACTCTCGAAGTCCGTGAAGCACTTGCCGCCCAGGCCGCCCGAACTCCAGGTGTCGTTAAAAATGTAAAAACCACGATCATCACCCACCAAAGTCCAGGGGCGGTTGAAAACAGATGCGCCGTAGTGATCGTAGGCATTGCCATCTGACCTGGCGTAATACCACTTGTACCAACCGTCATACACACCGGCACCGGAACCGGTCGCGACTTCGTTTCGTGTGGGGTAAGCACTGTCAAACGGAGCCCGGGCACCGACGAAAGTGTCAATGTCACTCATGCCTTGGGCCATGGTCACTTTGGCCTTTTTGGCGTAAGTGGTGGTGTAGGCCGGATCACAACCGTCGTCCACCCGCAGATAGGGGCGATTGGACAGGACATTTTTGCTGCGGTAGGCGCGCTTGTTGGTCGCGGTAAAAGCGATCTCCCAACCAAGCGGTGCCACCTTGGAGGTGATGCTCGCACCTGTAGCCGGACTCACCGGCGTGCCGGTGATGGCGTAGGTGAAAGTGCTGGTCGTCACAGCCACCACACGCACCTCGCCGTTGTACTCGTTCTGATCTGCGCCAGAGATGGTCAGCACCTGACCCACCCAGTACAAATGCCCTGCGGGAATGCTGGCTGTGGCAACACCGGCGACGCTGGTCAGCGTTTCGATGGTTTTGAGGTTGAACCCGGTGACCAGCACCGCATCGAGCAGCGCGGTCATGCAGCCCCAGTCATTGGTCAGTTGAGGGGCACCCTGCATGGTGTTGGCGTAGTATTTGACGGGCAATGTCATATCGTTTCCTTTTCAAATGAGTGAGTTCTGATCAGTCGGGCATCAAGGTCGGTCCACATCGCCGCGCGACAGCAAAGTGAAGGAGTGCTGGATACCGGTGTTGGGCCCTTGCTGGATGGTTCGCACCACCCAAACTGGTGTCATCGCGCCCACGGTGTTAAAGCGCAGCATGTTTCCCGCCGCCCAGCCAATGCCCCAGCCCAATGCCGGAACCTTGAAATACGGCGTGTTGGTGGCAGGGTTGTTGGGGCTCAGATCGGTATTGGTACTGCCAATGGCAATCACACCAACGTGCTCGCCGATGACGTTGAAGCTCGTGGTGTTGGTGAATACCAGCGCCCAGCGTTCTGACACCGCGCCCTTGTTGGTCACCACAATGGGTGCCAGCACGTCGTTGAAGGTGCCAGTTGCCGCAGTGCCGCTGACACCATCAAGCCAGGTGGTGCCGTTCCAGGTGGCCTGATCGAACAGCACAGACACGCGGGCTTTGAGGTCGCCTGCGATCAATGCGCTTGAGACAAAGCTGCTGGGTGGACTGGTGACGGGATAGTCATGGGTGAGTGGCCGGGTAAAAGTCAATTCCCCACTGATCTGAACATCACTGACCACCGCCATGTCTTCGACCCGGTGCTCAATTCGCACAGGCTGGCTGTAGCCCGCCACAGCGGAGAAGGTCACCATCCCGGCTTCCAGGTCAACTGAGTAGCCCGAATTGATGACATTGCCATCGAACCCGACCACCCGGACCCGACTCAGGCGCACCCGTGCGCAGTTAATGATCTGACCGTTCGCGACAGTTGCCGTGATGGATTGGGTATTACCCACCACCGCAAAGCCACCAGGGCGAAAGATCGGAACTCGCCCGTCGCTGGGCAGGCGCACCGGGTCAATGCCGAGGATATTGGCGTCCAGCGGCAGGTAGCTGTAGGCCACGGCCGCATAGCGAATGGAGTCCGCCATGACGGCGGAAGCCACAAAGATATGCCCGCCGATGATTTTGGACGCGTCATACCAGGGCTTGGTCTCGTTGCCAGCCGCCAATTCCCACTTGCCAAAGGCCAGCGACACAATGCCGGTCTCGTAATCCACCTTGCCGGTCACGTTGGCAGATTCAATTCGGCCGTTGGCGTCTGAAGTGACGATATGCGAAACCTGCGCATCATCATCTGCTAGCACAAATTGGACAGTCAGGCTGGAAGGTCGAATCGGTGCCGTGCTGGTTCTGAACTGCACGTCAGTCACCGGCATCGGACTCTGGCTGGTCACCATGCTGGTGATCACCCCCGAATTCGCCGCGCCCACTGGCAGCACAGTCAAACTTGCCATGCCGGTCGAGTAGTTGATACTGCCCGAGGTCAGCCCGGAACCGGTTGCCAGATCGATGTTGGTGATCAGCGATCCCTGGCGGTCAATAAAACGTGTGCCACCCAACGTGAAGCTGCATGACCCGCCCACAATGGGCTCGCTCGAGCTTTGCGTCAGATCGACCGCAAACTTGACCGGAAACACCTCAGTGTTGGTGTTGCCAGCGGCGCTGGTGCGGTAAGTGACCTTGACATACCCGGACATGTCGGTGGGCATGATGGCCCCGATGGTCTGGTAGGTGAACCCGCCAAACACCGTTTTCTCCGTGGCCAGGGTGCCTGTGTACCAGGCGTTGTCAATCACCTGCGTTCCGATGACCACCTTTGTCCAGTTGGGCTTCGGTAATGCAATCACGGTATCGGGCTTGAACCTCAAAGTCCCAGCCGCGTAATTGATCACGCCTGCGCATTCCGGACGCGTTTGAAAACCGCCAGCGCCGTTGTCATGGACGATGACGATGGGGTCGACACGGGGTTTGTAAGTCAGGGAGAGCCAACGGGTCGAAATCTGGCCCTCAATGGTCAGGTCTTTCTCGTCGTAAACAGTGTTCCACTCGACCTTGACCGTGCGCGCCAGCACATTGGGGTTGGCCAACACGATCTCGATGTGTCCGTCTGGTGCAAAACGCTCGGGTGCCTGGAAATTCTCATCAATCGGCGCTCCCCAAGAGTATTCAATGCTGACTTGCGCACCAGAGCTGGGCAGGATCAATGGCTTGAAGGTGATCACGCCATCCAAATAGTCCACTTTTCCGGTGGCGTCCCCGGTAAGCAGCCCCTGTCCGTTGTCAGTGGCGGTTTTATCCACGCCACCCGTCACCCAAGTCAACGTGACCGTGCCCGGTGCCACGCCAGGGTTAGCCAGCGTAAAAACCGATTGGGCTGCTATTGCCCCACCATAGACGGCGGTGTCGGCAGTGGCCAGTCCATAAGTGGCGAGCACCTGCGTACCGGCATCTGGCAAGGCCGCGAGGGTGACCATCATCGATCCGGTATTGAAATTGAGCGTGCCTGCGCCAACAGACCCAAACGCGCTGCGCAACTGGCCGTTGCCCGCATCACGCAGGGTGTACCAGCGACCCTGTGCGCGATAACTCAGCGCAAAACTGCCCGGCTTTGGCGCAGGATCAAAGATGGCCACCAGTGTGCTGGAGCGTGACTCCGCAGTGACCGCCCAACTGGCGGTGTGAAGTGAGCGCACCGGCGTTGCCGCTGGTATGTAGATGATGGTCTTGGCACCTGCGTAGCTCACAGACGGATCAGTGATTGAAATCAGCCCATTGGCGTAATCCACCGCACCCACTGCGCTGCCAGCCGCAGACAACAATCCACCATCGTCGACCAGGGTCAAGCTGCCGGAGGTCAGTTTGAGCGTATTGGGCATGATGGCCTGGCCCACGCTGATAGTGTGAGAGGTGTTGAGTGCCACCGAGGTGGTGATCGTCAACGGCCCACCCGCAGCGGATAAAACCACCTGTTCACCGTTGGGTTTCAGATCGACCAGTGGGGTTTCAGTCTGGGCACTGGGCACCAGTTGGGTGTAGACGCTGGTGGCGCGAATGCTGAACGTCGCGAGATTTGCTGCTGCGGCCAGTGGCACCACCCCCACATAGGAGCCTGCATCTGCCACCGTGGTGTCTCTCACCTTGGTCGCACCCGCTGCTGGTGCCGCCTTGGCATTGCCTTCAGACCCCTGAAAATCCGTGCGCAGTGCATCGCTGATAGAACAGGTCACTACGTTCATGTCGACCATCTTTCCCTGGCTGTCCTCGAACTTGCGTTTGACGGCACTGACCTCGGTGGTGCGGATGTACTGGTTTCTCTCGTTGGTTGCCCCTTCGTTTTGCACCAGCACCATGGTCTGGCCGATTCGAGGCAGTTCAGCATCCACACCCTGCAAGATTTGCACGGCACGCTGACCAGCAATATGGTTTTCCAGCAGCATGCCGCCCCACATCGGGCCTTTGGTCAAATAGCTCTCCACCCGGGCCGATGCGGCGTCACGCCGATCAAAGGTATCGCGGGTGCTGAACAGCGTGACACTGACATTCGGATCCGCAGGAGGCTCGGAGACGATGATGTTCGAACCCATGTAGGTGTCGGTGTCCATCGTCTGCACCGAGACGTGGAGTTTTCGCAGGTTCACCCGGCCACCAGCCCTGTCGAGTTCGGAGATGTCCGGAAAGATGGCATTGCTGGTCCCGTCCGTAATGACTGTGGCCGTGGGCGCACCACCGCCCTCGGGCACGTCGTCCATGACTTGGGATGCGACCAGTTTGATATCGCCAGTGAGAATGGGCATGTCAATTCCAAATAAAAAATCAGATTTGCATCAGCTTCAAGGTGATGCGGTAGAAGTCAGCCTCTGACCGTGCGGGAAACCCGGTAACGGGCTCGGCTTCAAGGGCACCGTCGGCATGGCGAAATGCCACCGTGAACACCCGGGCATCAGTGAGCGTCAACTCAAAGCGGCCACTGACCGCGTCCAGCGGCAGTGCTGCCCAGTCCCGCAGAACATTGACCACCGATCTCGTAACCCATGCCATGTCGGCAGCGCCCACCAGGGTGATGGCCCGCCCCGCATGCCGTGTGGCCGACTGCACCAGGAGAGAACCAGTGATCAGGTACGACACGCTGGAGACCACTGGACTCCAGCCGTGTTCATCGCTCCACAGCAAATCGTCAGGCAGGGTCAACGTGGCCCCACTGAAGAGGTTTTTAAGTTCCATGAAGATCGTCCTTAAAAAGCCCGGGCTTTGGCTTGTTTCAAGATGTCGAGCAGTCGGGTCTCATCCCTGGCATCGACCGTGGCTGACACACTTCGGTTGCCCGCCGCCAGTTCAACCCGCACGGTGCGCACCGGTGCGGTTTCACCTGCAAATGCAGGTCTTGGCACAGTCAACGGCGAAACCAGTGACTGGACAAGTCCACCACTGGCAAAGCCCTGTACGCGCGCGGCCAGGGCTTGCGCTGGCAGGCTCAGGTTGTTGAGCGACTCAAAAAAGCCGGTGCCAAAGCGCGATACCGCAGATCGGTTGACCACGTATTCACCGGGAGTAAGCATGGCCGGAACCGTATCGGACTTGGCCACACCACCGCCCCTGTAAAACTCACCCTGGTGCTGCTCCATGTACTCCATGAGGTCGCGTTCAAGGTCTTTGCCATAGGCCAGTGGCTGCGCCATGGCTTGCCGCCAGTTGGCCTTGATGGCATCGAGCTTTTGCTTTTCGTTGCCTGTGAGTTGCTTGCGGTTGACCAGACCGTCAAGGGTTCTGCGGTCGGTATTCGCCAGTTGGCCGTAGCCCTGCAGGGTGTCGTACTCAAATCCAATGCTCAAGGAAGCACCGTACTGCATGCGCATCCACTGCACGTACTGGCGAAGACCAGTCATACCCAATTCGATCATTTGCTGGGCTTCGGCTGCATCTTTGTTGCGTTTAATGACGTTCGAGCCTGGGGTTACCACCGAACCGCCCGTGGCAAACCGGGCAACACCGTTGGCAATCTTTGAAAGGGCCGTGCTTCCATACTTGCGCACTGCCGCTTTGCGCAGCACATACGCGCCAGCGTCCAGCGTTCGCGGCACGGTGTCTTGATCACCAGAGCCTGGCACGGAACCACCGGTCATGCGGGCAAATGCCTGCGCAACTGGTGATGCCACTGATCCACCAACCGCAAAGTGCGGCACACCAGCGCCCACCAGACCACCCGTGGCATTGGTCTCGACCTTGGTCACATAGATCGTGTGCGTGCTCGAAGTGTTCATGCCATTCAGACTAGAGATTTCCGACCTGGCTGAATCGGCATTGGTGTTCACACTGTGCTGCGACTCGGTGCGGATGCGACCCAGCGCATTGATCATGCCCTCCACATTGTTGATCGAGGCTTGAGCTTTTTCAGAGGTGACTTGCAACTCGATCAGCGAGTTTTGCTTGGCATAGACGGTCAGTTTGTCCAGCGCCGCTTTGGCCTGACTTACATCTGCGTCGACAGGCAGCGTTTTGCCTTCTTTGAGCAAGGCTTCATATTCCTGGAGCTTTTTCTGGGCCTGTTCCAAGTCAGCCTTGATGACCAGCAGCCGTTCTTTCTCGGCCATTGCCTTATCAAGATCAGCCATGGCTTTGTCAAACCGAGTGGTGTCTGCATCCAGCGTGACTTTCAAGCCATCTTTGAGCTTGGCGGTGATCTGGTCGATCTGGGTTTCCGTGTCTGTGAGGGTCTGCTTGATCTGGTCACGCGCTGCTACTGCGGCTTGGGCTGCCTGTTTGTGCGCCTGAGCTTGAGCGTCCAGTGACTTGACGAGAATGTCTTCGGATTCCCGAATGGCTTGAATGGATCGGTTGACCCCTTCCTTGCCCTGGGTGATGGCCGCATCGGACTCCTTGGTCTTTTGCGCCAGTTCTGCGCGCAAGGCGTCTGCCTGGCGCATCAGATCGGCAGCCTTGTCGTACTCCTGTTTGCGCGATGCCTCGCGCGCCTGCGACTCCAACGTTACGACTTGGGTGTGCGCCTGCTCAGATGCCTTTTTGGCTTCCTCTGCCTTTTTGGCCTCGGCCGTCTGGGCGCTGCCCACTTGCACTGCCAAATCCATGGCTTTTTGCGCCAGTTGTTTGGCCTGCTCAAACTCACCAGCGGCCAGCGCATCGCGCGCCTTGCTCTGCAACTCGACAATTTGGCGTTTGCGGTCTTCCGTCGCTTCAAACTCCGTCATGCCTTGGCGGCGTAGCTCACGGATTTTTTCTTCCGTGGTCATCGTCAGCAGCCGCTTGGCTTCTTCGATTCGCTGAATTTCTGCCAGATGCCGGTTAGCTTCAGCGTTCAAAGCATCGATGTGGGCGCGATATTCCGTGGCGGCGGTGACCATGGACTGGCGTTTGGTCGCCAGAATCTCATTTTCCACCCGGGTCACGTTTGCGCTGCGCTCGGCTTCTGTTGCGCCTTGCTTGGCCGCTGCTGCCACCCTGGCAGTGGACTCGTCATCGATGAGTTTCAATGTGTCCGTGGTGGCCTTTTGCCGCAGGGTGGTCTGCTGGGTCAGCGCATCGGTGAGCAGCAGGGTTGATTTGGCGATCTGGGTTGCCTGCGAGGCTGAAGACAGATCGAGCGCCGTCTGCTCCTGCTGGTAGCGTGTTTTCACAGCATCAACCTGTTTTTGCAGGTTGGCCTCGACCATGGCAGTCAGGCCTTTGTACGCCTCAGCCATTTTTGCTGTCGCATCGGTCACCACGCCGTTAGCCTTGGTGACCGCCTGTTCCACCTCACCCAGTCGGGATTTCAGCTTTTCCACTGCGGAGTGAACAGCTTCAACGCCGCGACCGACCGCTTCTTGGGTGCCTTGGCGCACGGCTTCTAACTTCTTGGCAATCTCTTCTGCCGTGGTGGCCGCAGTGGTCATGGCCGCTTTGGCGGTGTCGGAACCCTTGGTGGCATCCGCATACATCTGGGCGAAGATCACATTCATCTCGGCCAGTCGGGCTTCATGGCGCTTGGTGGCCGCATCGATGGTGTCATTGGTGAAGATCGCAGCAAACGCCTCCCATCGGTACTGCAACTGCTCGACCGCTTTGACCAGAATTTCGACCATGAAGATGCCAGCCTTGCGCACGATCTCGAATTTCTCGGACAACCAGGTTCCGATTTCCCAGCCCACGGCGAACGCACCGAGCACAGCAAACGCGGTTTTGAGCAGGCCGACGCTGGCAATCGCAGCAGTCACCGACAAATTGGCGGTGGCCCAGGCGGCAGAAGTGGCGGTGGCAGCCGTAATGGCTGCGGCTCCGGCGGTCTGCCAAGCAATGGCCAAGGCGGGCAGCAGTCGGTAAATGAGAACCGCCAAACCCACTTCGGCAATTTTCTTGAGCCACTGCATGACCGTATCCAGATTGGTGGCGAGCCAAGTCAGGCCATCGGCGAGTTTTTTGGTGATGCCTGTGGCGGCATCGACCTGCGCGACCCACTGTCCGAAGGCGTTTTGCAGGCGCTGGAAAGCCTGACTCACCGTCGCTGGTAATTGTGAGTATTCGGCGGCGAGCTTGTCCTTCTGGCTCATCAAGGCGTTGACCACCACGTCAGCAGTGAGTCGACCCTCTTCAGCCAACTTGCGCAGCCGACCAATGGGCACGTTCAAGCCATCGGCCAGGGCTTGGGCCAGACGTGGACTGTTCTCCACCACGGAGTTGAATTCTTCACCGCGCAGCACCCCCGATGCCAAGGCCTGGCCGAATTGCAACAGGGACGACTGGGCTTCCGTGGCCGACGCACCGGACAGGCGCAGTGCCTGCGAGATGCTCTCCGTGATGGTCAAAGCATCCTTCTGTTCACCACCGAGCATGCGCACCGCCTGCTGCAACTTGCCATACAGGGTGGAGACTTCCTGAATCGGCACCCCAATGCGCTGGGCGATATCAAAGAGTGCTTTTTGCGCACTGACAAATTCATTCTGACCGGCGGTTGCCAGTTTCAGGCGTGCGCCCATCATGTTCCAGGCATCTGCAATCTGGACAATCTCCTGCACTTTTCCCGCAGCCCAGTTGATCGACAGGAATGCCAGCAGTTGCGTTTTGGCAGTCGCCACCTGATCGCCAAACGCTGACATGCCTGCCTTGACCTCGGCCATGCCGCGCGCGGCCTTGTCGCCAGCAGTCTTGGCCGTCGATGCCAACTCACCCAGGCTTTGCTGGGCCGAATTCAGGGCGCGTTTGAGCCCGTCATCTGCACCTTCAAGGGCGACTAAAACGGCAATGCGGTTGTTGGCCATGGGTCAGTTCAATATTGAAGGTCATCCGACCATGCGGATTTGTTGTTCGATGCTTGCGGCCAGTCGTGGGATGCGCCGCACCACCAGTCGCTCAATGTCGAGTCGCTTTTTGAGCATGACGCGGGGAACGAGCACCGCAATCGGAATATCCGCACCGCGTTTCAAGCGTTTGATGCCTTGCGCTTTGCGGTACCGGCGTTTGAATCCAGCCAAGGGGCGGTCGTGCTCTTTGATGTTTTCTGCCATCAGCACCACGTTGCCCTTGGCGTTTTTGATGAAGTAGGCGTTGCCGCCTCGCATGAGTTCAGCAATTTGCGCCTTGAAGCGCTTGCGGCCAACCCGGCCATGCAAGGGAATCAGCATCTTGGCCGAAATGGTCCCGCCTTTTTCGTGCATCCCGACCCAAGGTATGCGCGAGCCCACGTACAGCGCTGGCAGGCGACTGGGGTCTTTGTCGATCACGTAGGCGGAGAACCCCTTGAGGAAGGTCTTTTTCACCACCGTCAGTTGGCTGGCAACTTGGTCGCGCACGTCCGACTTAATTTCAACAGCCTCTTTGGCCATGGCCTTGGCCACCGCCTTTTTGACCTTGTCACGAAACTCCCCACCCCAACGGCGAAGTTGGGCTTGCGCGGCGGCGCTGTCGATTCGGATGGAGATTTTCATGACGAGGTTGATGCAATGGTCAGACGTTCAAGCGTTTGATCAAGGTTTTTGGAGTCGCCCCTGCTGCCAATGGCAATCAGGGACAAGAGTTGGGCATCACGCGCACTGTCAATACGCACACTGGCAACAGAAAAGCCCTTCAACTGCGCCAGCGTGTAGTCCAGGATGTCTGGCAGCCGGTGGCCGTGCTCGATCAGACGCTGGGTGAGGTCGAACCAATGTTGGCTGCTTGAATTCCCTTGCCCAGACTGAACAGACCGTCGAGTTTGGGAATCACCGTTCGGGTAAAAAAATCAGCGTTGACCTCCATCACCTTGGCTGCCAGCAGCAACGCGTCGTCCGCTGCCAAATCGTCCACCCACTCGCGCGGTTTTTTGACTGCGATGCCGATGGCGTTCAACAAATCATCACCACGCTCGCCAAACAGCGCCAGCCAGTTGATTTGCGGCTGGCTCAATTGCGCCATCACCGGTGAAATCACCCGCAGGAAAGCAGGCAACTGGCCCACTTTGAGGGGGGATATCGCAATGGTTTCACCTGCCACTTGCACCAGGGTGTCCTGGGGAATGAGTTTTTCCAAATCAGTCATGACGCACCTTTCAGATTTGGACAATGCGGCCGAACTGGCCCAGCGTTGCATCAAAAGGCTTGCTGGAATCGGCCAGCAAGGAGCCTTCCATTTCGAACTTGTTGTATTCGTTGGAGATGAACGAGATTTCCTTCAAGGGATCAAACGCCACCCGGTACAACTCCACCAAGACCTTTGCATTACCGTCGGCGGTGTTGATGCCCTCCAGCCGAAGGAAACGCTCTGGCAGGGGCTGGGTGAAGATGCCAATCTCAGTAGTGACACCGAAGGCGTAGCTGGCCTTCAAGGGTGCGGCGTAGGCCACGGCAGGTGTGCCTCCATCGTTCAGACGCAGCAACTGGATTGCCCCAAAGTCTTTATCGACCGTGTAGTCCACCCCTTCGACAAGCGTTGCGGGTGTGGCGCTGCTGTCCAGAATCACCAGGCTGGCCACCTTGGGGTGGGCCAGGAAATAGCGTTCACCCACCAAAGGTGACGCCCCAGCCAAAGGTTCGTTGGTCACAGTGCCGGGCGTGCCGACCACATAGTTGCCGTAGAGCGCCAGCGCCAGGTTTTCTTTGGTGAACTCTTCAATGGTCAGATTCACAGTGGCGGACTTTTGCTTGACCATACGGTGATCCAGCGTGCGCTGACCCGTCTGGCTCTCATAATGCTCCAGCACGTCGGTTTTGAGAGAGAGTTTCAACTCGGCCACGTTGCCGGGTGAGCGAACCTCGATGGGGTTGCCTTCAACGTCACGTTTGCCAAGGTAAACACGGCCCTGGAATGATGCATAGGTACTCATGGTTTGGGATCCTTAAAAGTTGAAGTAAATAGACAGAAAAATGGAAAAGTGATTCAGGCTTGAATGGAAATGTCAGCAATCAGGGTGCGGTAGGTGATCTGGTAGCGAGCAGACGTGCTGGCGGCAACGCCGTCGGCGTCATCAACTTCCCACTCGGACTCGACTTCCCTCACCCCCAGCGCCAGGCCGCCCAGGTTGACGTCAAGCATCAGGGCTGCATGCGCCGCACAGAGCAAGGCATCGGCCACGGTTTCTGGAATTACTGGCGGCACGGCACGCGCCAGTGCGGTGATGCGCACCGTCAACTCGCGGGTGACACGGTCGTTGGCGCGCTCTGCCAGTGACTCACTCTCAGGAAACACCACCAAGGCTGGGCACTGATCGCGGGTAATGGCAACACTGGGCGTGCGCCACACTGAAGCTGCCTGATCTGTGGCCACCGGGTTCAACCGCGCCACCAGCGTCTGCAAAATCCGTTCACGAATGGAGTTCGCGGCCATAGGCTCTACACCCGCATCAGTTTGGCTCGCACCTCAGACCCGTCGCCCACGGCCATGACTTCGCGCACCTGATACGCGACACCCTCGATCTGCACTGATTCGCGGGATTTGAGCCCCACAAAGCAAGAGTTCGGGAAGGTCATCTCGTACTCGGTGCTGACACCGAGCCCTGAGAGCACGTCTTGATCAGGTGCAGAAAACCCGACCGAATGCGTCTGCGCGGCACCGCCATCGCTGGGTTGCCAGACGCAGATCTTGAGAAACCCGACGTTGGCAGCGGCCAGATAGATTTTTTCGACCAGTGTCGTCATGGGTTTAACCCGATCACGTCGCGGTCAGGCGCACCAACAGGGCTGGACGCTGGCACAGGGGCAGCGGGTTGCTCTGGGTGTGCAAGTCGGTGCCACGCTCAAAATGGCGCGGTGCCTGCTTGGCATAGATCGGCTGACCCAAGGTGTTGACCGTCTCGTTGAAGTCAGCCGGTGCAAAGTAGGTGGCAAAGGTGTCAATCGTGCCCAGCGGGAACGCATGCGCTTCGCCCGCTTCGATGTACGGTTTGGTCACCCAACCACCGGAGCCATCGGGTACGCTGGCTTCACCGGCGTATTCCTCAAAGGTGACCCCTGCAAACGGGAAGCCTGAGCGCATGTCGGAGCGCAGAATCTGGCTCTCGTTGAACAGCCGGTACGCATCGACCACGCTGGGGTGGGTCACCAACTTGGTGAAAAACTCGGGCGAGACCAAGCACTGCACGCTGCTCATGCGCTCACCCATCAGACTTTTCCCGAGGTAGCGCTTGAGATCGAGACACTTTTCCAGCACGTTGGTGGTGTCGACGTTGAGTTTGAAGCTGATGGTTTTGGGCGTGATCTTGAATTCGTCGTACAGATTCACCAGAACCCGACCATCCGCGTCGAGCACGATGCCTTTCAAGGCACCCATGCGCAGGTACTCCAGGGTGGCTGCGTGTTTGGTGCGCATGTTGTCCAGGTGCTCGGCCAGCACCGCCGCAATGGAGGCAAATTCGTTCTCGGTACCAAACGAACGCAGCCCAGAGACTTCTTCGGGCAGCACCACGTCATCGTGCGGGATGTGCGGAATCACAAAGCTGCGCAGCGTGCGCTTGCCCCGAATACCGACCGTACCGGGCGAGCCCACAGGCAGGCTGGGCAGCAAATTGAGCACACCGGCCTTCTCTTCGAGCACGATGGTGCGGGTGCGCACCGGCTTGGCGGCAAACAGACCCAACTGGTCGAGTCGGTCATAGCGGTTGGGCAGCAGGTTGATCGCGGCTGTCAGCGATGCCATAGAAAAGGCGGGATTGAGAAACGGATTGTTGATGGCCATGATGGCTTTCCTTCAAAGAGTGAGCGGGATGGGTTGAATTGGCTTGTCGTGTGCTGGAGCTATCAGGCGCTTTGGCGAACCAGAATGCCCAGTGACTTGAGTTGGGCCACTGCTGAGTCACGCTCGACCACGGTGATGGCCGCTGGCCATGTGAGTGCGTGCTGGGCCACCGTGCCGTGGCGCGCCAGCATCAGTGCATCGTCCCGGTCGACCAGATAGGCGTCGCAGTCTTGCAGCAGAACGCCACAGGCGAGTTGGCTGCCATCGGTGGCGCTCGGATCGAGTTGTTTGACCTTGCCGTTGGCAGTCACCAGCCCAAGGACAGTGCCAAGTACCAGGGTTTGGCCAGCAGTCAGGGTGGCGCGGTCGCGCGAGTAAAAGCCTTCGTCTTCATACTTGAGCAAATCGCCCAGATTGAGGGTTTGTTTGATTTCAGCCATGGAGTTCTCCAGTCAGTAAGTGGTTGAGGTGATTTCTGGGGTGGTTTAGCGAGCGCCGATTCGGGCCTTGACTGCGGCAATCAGCGGGTTGTCGGGGGACGCCGGGTTGGAGGCAGCCATTTCCTGGCGCATGGCAGCATTCGGGTCAATGCGGCTGACGATTTCCGTGGATTGCTGCGCCATGGCCGTGAGCAACTGGCTGCGCACCTGACTGGGTGCCACTTTGGCTTCCAGAAAGCCTGCGATCAGGTCAGTGCGGCCAGCCAGGGTGCAGCTTTGCGCGACTTCAATCGCATCAGAGACTGCAAATACGGAGTCGGCGGGTGAAGTGGCGGCCGATGTGGTGGTCGTGCTACCAGTTTGGGTGATTACGGAGGTGGGTTGGACGGATTGCGTCATGGAAATTTCCTTTTCAGGTGAGGTTTCAGGGAGGGTTTGACTGCCAAGCAGTCGGGAGAGCGAGGGAACTGGTGGGGTCAGCATGGAATTGATCTGCTTGATCGCGTCATCAAGCGTCCCCACGTCATCGGCCAGACCAGAAGCAACCGCATCTGCGCCGAAGTAAAGGGCGGCTTGGGTGCTTTTGATGGTGTTCACGCCCATGCCCCGGTGTTTGGCCACCGTGGTGGCGAACAGGTCATAAATGCGGTTGACTTCACCCTGCAAAAAGCTGTGTGCTTCACCCGAGATGGGTGCGTGCGGGTTGAGATCGTTTTTGCGGTCACCGGCAAAGACGGCGGTGTAGGCAATTCCGTCTTGCTGGTCTTTGACCGACTGGTCAACGTGCATCGCAATCACGCCAATGGAGCCCACACCGCCAGTTCGCGAGACGATCAGGCGGCTGGCGGCACTGCCCAGCGCGTACGCTGCGGAAAACGCCATGTCGTTGGCAACCGCCCATACCGGTTTGATGGCCGTCGCGGCGCGAATCCGGTCAGCCAGATCGAACACGCCAGAAGATTCGCCACCGGGAGAGTCGATGTCGAGCAGGATGGCAGCAACGCCCGGGTCGGCCAGCGCAGTTTCGAGCGATTGAGCAATTCCGGCGTAACTGGTCAGCCCGGATTGGGCTTCAAGACCCTGAGTGCGCCGCACCAGCGTGCCATAAATGGGGATCACAGCAATACCTGACTGAGCAGCGCCGGTATCTGCCAGGGCAGCGTTTCGATCAGGCGGTGCAAAACCAGTAGGTGCCGTCAAGTCCGCCAGTCCAACGCGCGTGCCCAGCACGGAGAGGATGACATCAAGTTTTGGGCGATGGATAAGCAGCGGCGCACCAAACAGGCGTGCCGCCAAATGCGGTAACAGGTTCATGGAAATCCTCTACGTGTCAGTGGTGACTGGATCGCTGGCTTGGATGTCGGCGGCTTGGGCTGCATGCTTGTTGGGCTCTGCGCTGCCACCGTCTTTGGAGGTTCGTCTGGGGTCGGAGTCAAAAATCAGACCCAGGTCATCGGCGCGCTGGTTGTCAGCAGCGATTTCCCGATCAACGTCTTCTGCGTCATAGCCAAAAGCCGAAATCGCCTCAGACCGACTCATCAGCCCGGAGCGAATCGCCAGCAGCATGGCTTTGAACTCTTTCTCGGGGTCCACCCACTGCCAGCCCTGCGGAATCCACTTGGCTGCGAGGTATTGCCGCCGCTTTGCGTTGCCGCCCCGGGCAAAGCCTGGAGCCTGCAATGCGCCACTGAGCACGGCCTGCTTCATCCATGCGGCCCACACCGGGCGACACATCTGATGCACCAGCACGCCGTGCTGCACCATCTCGCATCGCCTGCGGAACTCAAGCATCCCGGCGCGAATGCTGGAATAGTTGACGCCAGAGAGGTCACCGGTCAGTTGTTCATAGGTGATACCAATGGCCGCTGCCACTGCCCGAAACTGGGCGCGCAGGAATTCGCCATAGGAGCCACCCACATCGGCTGGGTCAGAGAATTTGATGTCTTCTCCGGGCTCCAGAATCTGCATGGTGCCGGGCTCCAGTCCGGCCAGCGACACACCGTTGCCATCTGGCAGGCCTTCGCCCAGCAGGTTGTCCTCCACGCTTTGACGGGTGACAAAGCCTGCGAACATGGCAGCAGTCTTCTTGCGCACCAGTTCCGCGTCGTCGTACTGGTCGAGTTCATTGAGTTTGACCAGGGCCCGTGAGAGCCAGGGCTCACCCCGAATCTGCCCCGGGCGCAACACCTTGTACAGGTGGATGATTTCACTGGCATCAATGCGCACCGTCTCCAAACCACCCTGGCCGGACATGGGTGCCAGCCTGCCATCCTCGGGGTGAGATCGGTACAAGTGGTACGCCACGCGTCGGCCCACACCATCGAACTCGATGCCTGACCTCACGACATTGCCAGAATCGAGATCAATGTTGAGATTCAGCGGCAGGTGCTCGGGCTCGATCAACTGGAGTTGAAGCGGCACACTCAAACCATCTTCAGGTCGGCGCGGCCGCAGCCGGATCAGGCATTCACCGCCCTCTAACATGGCTCGACAGGCCAAGGCTTGCAGGCCATAGAAGTCAGTCTGACCTGCCGCGTCGGCTTCTTCAACCCAGTCGCGCCACAACGTCTGCACTGCCGCCTTGAACGTGTCGTCACCGGCCAGACTTTGTGGCTTGATGCCGGTGCCGACTGCATTGGCCACAAAGGCCTCAATGCCAGACTGCGCCCAGGCGTTGCGCCGCACCAGATCGCGGCTTTTAGTGCGCAACTCAGAATTGGTGGCAAGTAGCGCCGACACAGCGCCAGGGTTGCCGGGCATCCAGGCCTGTGCGCGTCTGCCACGGCCTGCGGCCTCATGCACTGGTCCCTGACCAATCTGGCCAAACAGGCTTCGGATTTTTGTGTACCAGGCCATCAGAAGCCTTTGGAAGTGGTGACGCGAATCTGGCGCGGCGCACCGGGCCACATGCCAGTCGATGCGGCTTGCTCAGAGAGGCCACGTTTGACCTCTCGTATAGCGAGTCTGAGTTCATCAACCGAGCGGTATTCAACCGTCTTGTCGCCGAAGGAGACACGACGCTCCCCTTGGGTGAGTGCCGTTTGCAGGGCTTCGAGTTGGGTTTGAGAGAAGGACATGGTGGTTTTTCTGTTCGGGCCTTAGCGCCAGACGGTCAGATTGATCTCGGTGGTGTCAGACAAGGTGCCGCTGGCTGTGGCGCAGATGACTTCGACAAAGTCGGCCGTCTTGCTCTCCGCCAGCACCCGGGCTGCGGCGTACTTCATGGTTTTTTGTTGACCTGCATTGCGTGCAAAGGCCTGCCAGCAGTAGTTGGCATCCACCATGGGCGAGATAAACGTCACCCGAAACCGGCCAGTGCTGGTACGGGTGACACTTTGAACATTGAACCCAGCCCGAACAAGCACCGATGCCTGGTCGCCAGAGCCACTGACACCAAAGCACACCCAGGCTTTGGCAACCCCTGGGTGATCGGCGGTGATGCGGGTCTTGAGTTCCAGGGCCAGGCGCTGCGCCAGTTCGGTGACGTGTTGGGCCAGATTCATGGTCAATCAGTCAAAGTGAACTGCTTAGGCCACCAGGGCAGCTTCGAACGCCGCCACAAAGTCGGTGTCAAAGTTGCCGATGTCCAGCGCGGAGACCGCACCGATGTTCTGGCGGGCTTGTTCCTGCTCAGGTGCGGTCAGTGCCTGCACCGCATCAAAGCGCACTCGCTTGTCAACGGCTGCAAGCAAGGCAGCAATGCCGGTTTGGTCATTGAGCAGGGCATCCTGCAATTCTTTGAGCGTGTCAAACGCCGCATCAGCCCCACCGAGCAAGTCAGCCTTCAGGGCATCAAGCAAGGTGGTGATCTTCGATGCCGAAAACGTGGTGGCCGTACCAGCCGCGTTGGCATCGTCAATGATGGTGACGCCTGCCAAAGTGGAAATCTGGTTACGCAGCTCATTGATGGAACTGACCAGGCTGGTTTTGTCAGTTGTCGAGAGGTTGGCCAGCGTACCGACCTGACCGTAGATGGTCTTGAACTCGGCGGCAAGGCGTAGAACCAGGGATTCAAGGCGTGTTTGCAAACTCATGGGGAAAGCTCCAAAAAAGGAAATGAAAGGCAATAAAAAAGGCACCGAAGTGCCAGGGCTAGACAGCCAATGAATGACCTCGGCCCCTAGCGTTTGAGCCAGGGACTGCGGATCACGCGTCGACTGAATTTGGGCTGTCCAGAAGCACTGATGCCAGCGCGACCGGGGTTGGTTGGGCTGGCATCAATGACATCTGTGGACAAATTTGATGAGGTGACATTCACCTCGGGGTCGGGTGGCCACGCCAGCCCGAGTTGTTTTTCCAATTCGCGCCAGTGGCGCTCCCCAAAGCGATCCAGACCCACACTCGACGCAGCAGCCCGGGCGTACACGTAGCAGTCCAGAGCCTCGTTGCGTTCGCGCATTTTTTGCCACTCTCGGTGGGCAAAGCCATTGCGGTCGTGCCGGGTGATCAAGCTCTCGGCGCACAACTGCTGCACAAATTCGGCATCAACTTTGGGCAAATGAACAAATCCAGCCGGATAGAGCGGTGTGCTGCCGTCAGAGCCCACATCAGCCGCTTTGCGCAGGTTGTTGTAGAACTCCATCTTGGCCATGCCTACCGCCACCGAGTACAGCTTGATGCCTCGGCGCAGCTTCTTGCCACCCTGTGTCACATCGACCGCAGTGGGCGTGCCAATCAAGGCCGCGCCGCCCATCGCACCGCTGCGCACCCCTTTGACGGGCATCAGTCGTGGGTCATGGCAGCTGCGGGCGAACGCATAGGTCTCCTGGGTGGCAAAGCCGGTGTCCAGCGCCAACCTGGTCAATGGCATCAACACACCACTGGCGTGAGTCCAGCGCTCGGCCAGTAACTCTGACAAGCGTTTCCAGACGGCGTCGCGGGCGGTGTCACCCATCAGCACACGGTGTTCCACTAGCCAGGACTCCTTGCCGCGTCCGAATGCCCAGATCGACACCTCGATCCGGTCTTTCTGCACGTCAGCACCGGCCACCAACAGCAAGCCACCCAGTGCAACGCTGCCGATTCGGTAATCTTCGCGGCGCTCAATCAGGCGCTGCCAATCCGGTGCTTCGCCTTCTTCGAGCCAGGTCTCGCCCAGTTCAGTGTTTTTGAAGGTCTTGATCGCAGCAGCGGAACCGGACTCCTTGCTGACCGCGCTCTCCCAAGCCGCTGCCACATCGCGCCAGCTACGCCAGCCCACCGGGCTGTACAGGCTGGAGAGGTGGAAACCGGCTGTCTTTTTGCGACCTTTGCTGCTCTTTGCAGACTCTTGCGCGATCATGCTGCGCCACTGGCCCAACTCCAGCATTCGCGTCTTGTGGTGCTCAGCTATTGGCTGCTCACAGGACTCGCACACGTAGGCTGCGGTCTCGGGTTTGGCTTTTTCCCAGCGCAGTTGCTCAAAGCGCAGCCACTGGCGGTGATCGCAGTGTGGACAGGGCACAAAGTAGCGCCGCTGGTCACTTGCTTCGTATTCGCGCTCGATGGCCGACACACCCGAGATGGTCGGGGTCGAGACGATAAATATCTTGCGACGGGTGAAGGTGCGCGTGCGTGCTTCGGCCAGCGAAATCGCATCGCCTTCGCCTTCCACATCCAGCGGATAACCATCCACCTCGTCCAGGAACAAATAGCGCACTGGCATGGAGCGCAATCCAACCGCGCTGTTGGCACCGGTCATCACCAGCACGCCACCCCGGAACTCCTTGGCCAGGATGGTGTTGCCGGAGTCGCGTGACCGGGCCGGTGATATCAATTCACGCAGCGCGGCTGACTCCTCAATCAAAGGGTCGATCCGCTGCTTGGAATTTCGTTTGGCCATGTCCACCGTTGGCCAGACCGCCATCATGGGCCCAGGCGCATGGTGGATCACATAGCCAATCCAGTTGCTGCCCATTTCAGTCGCACCCAGTTGCGCTGCCTTCATGAACACCACACGCTCCACTGGCGACGATGGCGAGAGGCAATCCATGATTTCCTTCAGGTACGGCGTGCGACTGGTGCGCCAGCGCCCGGGCTCGGCAGAAGCTTTGCTGGAGAGCATGCGGTGCTGATCTGACCACTCGGACACTGACAGCAGAGGGTCTGGGGTCAGGCCGTCGCGCCACGCACGTTCAATCTCTGTTGCGCCGTCGTAATGATTGGTTTCGATTTCTGTGCTCATCAGTCAACGCTTGCCTGTAAATTGCCCAGTTCTTGCAGATGCTCGCGCACCGCCTTCTCCAGCGCCACATGCATGGTGTGTGCATCCAATTCCAATTTGGCTGCCATCTGGGCAGAAACCCGTGCGGGCCAGTTCAGCCAGGCATCGCGCTCGCTGCGCGCAAGCTTGAACACATGGGCAATAGCCTGCGGCCGATCAATGAGTTCTCCCTTGAGTCTGGCCAGTCGCACCTTGTTGGTCTGCGCCTTGACCACCTCGTTGACGGTTCGGGCTTGTAAGAGCGAGGTACCACCGCCGCCGCCAGAGCCTGTGTTGGTTGCAGCGCCACCACCGCCTCTATCACCACCACCGTCGCCATCGACCTCCGGTACCTTGACCTTGACGGTCGCTCGTTGTGTTCCCGTCTTGGGCGCACTGGTGTTGCGCTCCCACTGGGCATCTGCCTGATCAGGATCAATCGTGCCGTCAGCCAGCGCATTGATGCGACCGCTGCGGATGGCCTTGTGTACGGCGGTGTCGGTGACCCCGCGATGACGGGCGTAGGCGCGAATCGATAGTCCCATGAGTGGTGCGTGTGTTCTTCATTGCAAGGTCTGCCGGGCCTCGGATGCGGACATAAAAAAGATGCAAATTTGCATGATTGTTTTCAAGCAACTTCCAGCAAATTTGCCCGGGAATTGGGGTGTAGCTTTGAAGCAAAAGGTGATTCAAGAGATTCAAAAAAATGATGCGAATTGACTTGGCTTCACAAGCAAACAGCGTCTTCATAGAGGTGTTGCAGCAAACCTGCTCAACGCGACGAAACCCAACCAAAAGGACGCACATCATGAATAACGCAACAGCCCCATCCACCACGCAAGTGGTCGAGCAACTTCGCGACATCCAGCTTGAATTGATCGACTTGCTTGACCGCGCCAAAGAACTTCTTCGCACCGCCCCAAGCATCACCCGCGAACGCGCAGAGAGCTACTGGCTGGCACACGCCCGCATGGCCATCACCAAAAACCACAGTTACTTGGGTGGCTCCATGGTTGACATGGACGACACCATCGCAGAGATGGAAGGTGCAGATGGCGAGGACGACGAGTCCTGACTAAAACGCAGCGCCGCCAACAAAACTGGCGGCGCGCAGGCCTTCATGCAGGTATTCAAAGCAGCGTCAGATTGAAGCGACTACCTCCAAAAAATGAATCAAAAAATGTTCGGAATTGACTTGGCTTCTGAAGCACACAGCGTCTTACTAGAGGCATCGCAACAAACCAACCGGAGATTGAAATGAAAAACACCATCGACCAGATTTTTGCCCTGATTGCCCAAAAACACCTCTTTATCGAGACCCTGGAAACACGCAACTCAGACCGCCTTGACTTCCATGACGTCTCAGTCTGGGGTGTGCGCAGCGCCCTGGAAGCAGCCTTTAAAGCCGGGGTTGAGTTGGGTGCATCCATGCCAAAACCGACTGAGTCGGAGATTGGCAACACCTAAACAAATCACGACAAGCCAAGCAGAAAAAGCTTGGCTTGTATTGCAAACAGCGCGTTCATTACATCGTCTTAGCAACCACCACGAAGGAGCCTCAAATGAGCACTATTGCATTGACCACCACCCAGCACGCCATGCTGGCCCATGCTATCGACCACACTGCGGGCCGCATCGACTGGTTTCCCGAAAACATCAAAGGCGGCGCACGGCAAAAGGTGCTGCAAGGACTTTTCAATCGCGCCTTGATCACGCCACATGGGTCAGACTGGCTGGTCGCCGCCGAGGGCTACGACGCGCTGGACTGCGCCAGACCCACGGTTTGCCTGATTGCCCAAGACGATCACGAACTGGAGACAATCGTTACGCAGGTCGAGGCAACCTGGACACAGGATGCGCTTGCAAACCAACCAGCGTCATCTGAGTCTGGCGACGCGCAAGGCGTATCAGTCGAGACTGAGCCCCAAGCAGACCAAGGCGAAATCGCCACGGCTTGCGACGATTGCCTCTCTGGCACCGATGTACCAGCAACTGAAATCGACGCAACACAGGGCCAGTCAGCGCCAACCACAGCGCCTGCCGAGCAGCCCATTGTGAAGGCCATCCGCACCCGCGAGCACAGCAAGCAGGCCACCATCATCGGGATGCTCCAGCGCGCCGAGGGTGCCACCATCGCCCAGATCTGCGAGGCAACTGGCTGGCAGGCGCACACCGTGCGCGGCACCTTTGCCGGAGCATTCAAAAAGAAGCTGGGGCTCACCATTAAATCGGCCAAGCCCCAGGGTGGCGAGCGCAGCTACCGCGTTGTGGCATCGACCGATGAATTGCTGGCTTGATCGGATGTATGGACTGGGTGCGCAAATTTGCGCACCCACATTGATTCAAAAAAATGATGCGAATTGACTTGGCTTCTCAAGCGAACAGCGTCTTCATAGAGGTGTCGCGATTGACGACGAACCTTTAGGAAAAACGCAATGACCACCATGACCATCACCATCGAGCGCACACTGCGCACCGTCCAACTTGGCACCGCCACCCTCCAAACCGAGGAGTTGAGTGTTTCTTTACCCTTTGCCCGCAAGCCTTGCGACCTAAGCGAACTCGGCGGCGGGACACCTTCCAAAGTGCTGGTCACCGAAACCCGCAAGATGACCACCACAGAATTTGACGAGTTCGCCGCCAACCTGCTGCGCTCACGCCCCTGGCTCGACGGTCGGGGAGGCACCACACGCGAAGGCACCCTTTGCGTCGAGGTCTGCGCACCAGGTCGCCCCTACCTTTACATCAACCCCGAAGGTGGCGATTACGCCCGGTACGTGGCGCGTCTCGGATAAGAAGATTGATTGAAAAAGGAAGCCAAATTAACTTGGCTTCTCCATCAAACAGCGCGTTACTACGGGTGTTGCAACAACCACCCTGAAAGGACAAGCATCATGAGCCAAGTCACCGTCAAACGCATCTCCACCACCGAAGAACTTGTCACCCAACGCACAGTTGGCTACCAAATCTTTGTCAACGACGAGTATTTGCTGACCTGCACCGATGTTTGCGATGCGATGGACTTTAAGGAAAAGCTTGAAAAGCAGCCGCACGATTGGGTCCAAATTACCTCGCACTCTGATTGGGACAAGGCAAAAACCTGAGAACAGCGGGCCAGCAAACTGGCCCGTCAAATAGATTCAAAAATGCTCAGAATTGACTTGGCTTCTCAATCAAACAGCGCGTTACTAGAGGCATCGCAACAAACCAAACGGAAGAACGACATGACCAACGCAACACAAACCATCGCCACCCAGAACGAGTCTTGGGGCTTTTGGGGAACCATGAACGAGCACGCCACCGCCGCCTGGCCCATCGCATCCACAGCGATTGCCGCCGCCACAGGGTGCGAACCTGAACAAGTCAGAGCCTTCCTGGACAGCCGCCACGGTCGCCACTTTGCAGACGATGTCCAAAACGGACTCTTTGTCGGTTGCAACCTCAAGGACGCGATTGACAAGGCCACTGCCAAATGGATGGGCTGGACGATTGGGCGCATCACAGCCAAGGAAACTGGCATCCCTCGCGGCATGGCTTACTTGACCGGGTTTGTGGTGCAAGCCGCCATCGACGACGAACTTTTTGCCTGACGCACACGCCGGGCCTCAAACGCCCGGCGCAGCAGGTAGCTGCGCACCAGCGACACACCCGTAAAGATCAATCCGATCATCAGGTTCTGCGACAAGGTCGCATGCAACCCAAACAGCGGAAACACCAAATACTGAGTGGCCACCGCCACGATGTAGCCCACCAGCACGTTGGCCACCGACTCCACCAGGGACATCCAGCGCGACTGCATCACGATTGGCCCTGATGTTCCTGGTCAACGTCGCCAGCATCACCAACGACAACTCCGGCCAAATCGTTGAAGCCAACGCCATCGCACTCGCGAGTGGCAAGTTTTCCGGTCCAGTCCTGCCAGCGCCGGACAATCACGTCGACATACTTTGGATCGAGTTCCATCAGGCGCGCCGTGCGGCCTGACTTCTCAGCGGCGATCAGGGTCGTGCCGGATCCGCCAAAGGGGTCAAGCACCACGTCGCCGGGTTTGCTGGAGTTACGAATCGCACGCTCCACCAACTCGACCGGCTTCATGGTCGGGTGCAAATCGTTCTTGTGGGGCTTTTTGATCTGCCACACATCGCTCTGGTCGCGGTCGCCGCACCAGTGATGCTTGCCGCCTTCGGGCCAGCCGTACAGAATCGGTTCGTACTGGCGCTGGTAGTCCGAGCGTCCCATGGTGAAGGTGTTCTTGGCCCAGATAATGAAAGTCGACCACTTACCACCAGCCTCGCGAAACGCTGCTTGCAGCACATCTAGTTCACTGGACGACATGGCAACGTACACCGCACCGGTGCAGTTGGCCATGATGGGTGTCAGTGCGGCCAGCAGGAAGTCATAAAACCCGTCGCCCAGGTTGTCGTTGAGGATGGCCCGGTCTTTGCCGCGCATTTTGTCCTTGGCGCTGTTGGCATAGTTGACGTTGTACGGCGGGTCGGTGACCGTCATGTCCACCTCTTTGCCTTGCAGCAACACGTCGTAGCTGGCAGCATCGGTGGCATCGCCACACAGCACACGGTGGCCACCAAGCAGCCATACGTCGCCAGGGCGCGAGATAACCGCCTCTTGCGACTCGGGTACCTCATCATCACCGGTTTGGCCAGTGTCGCCTTCCTCGCCCTCGAACAGGTCGGCCAGCGCGTCGGCATCAAAGCCGGTCAGCGATAAATCGAAATCGTCATCGCCCAGTGCATCAAGTTCTACCCGCAGCATCGCATCGTCCCACCCTGCGTTTTCAGCAATACGGTTGTCCGCAATGATCAGCGCGCGCCGCTGGGTGGGCGTCAGATGGTCGAGCACGACTACCGGCACAACTTCCAGACCGAGCTTTTGCGCCGCCGTCAATCTGCCGTGGCCCGCCACGATGATGCCGTCACTGCCAGCCAGAATGGGGTTGGTAAAGCCAAACTCAACGATGGACGCAGCGATTTGCGCCACTTGCTCTTCCGAATGGGTGCGGGCATTTCTGGCGTAGGGCAGCAGTTTGCCGGTTGGCCACTGCTCGATTTTGTTGGCCAGCCAGGATGCGGTCATGGATTTACCTCTGCGGATTCAATTGTTGGGGTTGCTGGCACGAGTCGCTCTGTTACGACCGCCTTGAAGCTCTGGCCGGTCGCTGCGAGCGTCACCGGCACATCGGGGAAGTTTTGCTGGAAGCGAATGACGGCCACGTCTACGTACTGCGGCGCGATCTCCACCAATCGACACTTCCGACCGCTGCGCTGCGCCGCCAGCATCGTCGTGCCGCTGCCGCAAAAGGGTTCGAACACAATGTCGCCACCGTCTGAATAGGCTTCCAGAACGAACTGGGGCAGAGCCACCGGGAACACGGCCGGGTGATCAATGTCTTGGCCGATCTTGCCCTTGTGGCGCATGATGCGAATCACCGAGTCAGCAATCTTGGTGTCTTGTGTCAGCGTGCCGACATGGTTCCACGAAGTCTTGCTGCCATCCTTGTTGCGCATGCCACCGGCGCTGGTGCCGTCGCCTCGCAGATGGGTGTCGCGACCAGCATAGATGCAGGGCACGTTCTTGTTCGGCCTGCGTACCTCGGAGTCCTTGCGATTGAAGTGAAACACGAACTCGAATGCTGGCGCGAAGCGACCGCTCCAGTCGCCCGGCAGGCCCGGGCCCTGGTCCCAAACGTACCAGCCAAAACGCCGCCAACCCTGCTGGCGCATCCATGACAGCCAGCCATCCCAGTACGGCATGACTTCCTGCTCGCGGTGGATAAGCCCCAGGTTGACCAGCACTTGACCAGTAGCAGCCATCGGCAGGTTGGCAAAGACGCTGCGCATCAAACCGTCCCAATCAACAATCGTGTCGGTGTAGTCGCGCTGGGTACCGTAGGGCGGCGACGTAAAACATAACGCAGCTTTTTCAGATTGCATCAGGGCGGCGACCACCGCTGAGTCACCGGCATCGCCACAGATCAGACGGTGCGCACCAAGCAGCCAGACATCACCGGTTCGGGATACCGGGTTGACCGGCGTGTCAGGAACCTCGTCACCAGCGTCTGGGGCATCGTCGGAATCATCATCGCCCGCCTGATCGTCGTTGTTCCCACCGTCGATGTGCTCGGCCATCATGGCTTCGATCTCAGCGTCCTCAAAACCGGTGAGCGCCAGGTCGTAACCGGACTCACACAGCTCGGTGAGTTCGAGCGCCAGCATCTCTTCGTCCCACCCGGCATCGAGTGACAGGCGGTTGTCGGCGATCACGTAGGCGCGCTTCTGGGTGGGCGACAGGTGCCCCAGTTCAATGACCGGAACTTCCGTCAGGCCCAACTTGCGGGCAGCCGCCAGACGACCGTGTCCGGCGATCACGCCGCTGACACCATCGACCAGCACCGGATTTGTCCAGCCAAACTCAGCTATGCTGGCGGCGATCTTGGCCACCTGCTCCTCGCTGTGGGTGCGAGGGTTGCGGGCAAACGGGATCAGCGCGTCAACCTTGCGGTACTCGACGTTGAGAGGATTCACGGGTTTGATGCTTCCAAAAAGATGCAGCCCGCACAGGTCTTTGAAAACCAGTGACGGGCTGCGAGGTGCGCCATCTCAAGCGCTGGAGTTGAATGAAAGAACCCGCCGTCAGATGTTGCTGAGGGCGGGTTCAGGAAAAGTCAGGATACGAAAACTTGGATGTCAGGTCGGCAAAGGGTGTGAATTGAATTCCCCCCCTTGTGTGCCAGGGTGCAAACCTGCCGCTGGTGCAAACCGCTGCAAACTCTGGTTTGCAGTCTGTCGGTGGGCGGGTCTTGCGCTGTTGCCCCCCGCATAGGATTTTCTGAAAGAAGGACCCCTTTTACCTGGAGCGCAGTGGCTAATTTCCAACTGATCACCAGCGGTTTTCTCCATCCATAGCCGTAAATATACCTAAAAACAGGCTGGATGTTTCACACCAATTTGCAGCCAAAAGGGACAAACTCCAAATCAAAGGACAGAGTGCCAAAGCATTACCCTACGTGACCCAATAGCTCGGATGATTTGTTGCGAATTTGTGGCTTACCGGGTTACTTTTTGCGGCTTTCGTTGAGCTTTTCTGCCATCAATGCCATGGCCTGATTCCAATGCCGCCATGCGGTTGACCTTCCGATGGCAAAGCGTGTGCAGATATCACGCCAGCCGTACCGCTTGGCACGCATCCAGACCAGGTGGCGCTGCTCGACCTCAAGCCACTGCACCCAGAGCATGACCTCAAGCATGTCCTCAACGTCCTTCGGTGATGGAGGGAAGCGACAGACCATACGCTCATCGGTGGCCAGCATCTCCCACTGGCAGCGCACGATGGTGGGCCACGCATTGAAGTAGCCCTGCACATTGGCTGAGGGCAGTCGCCTGGCCGTGACCGCAGCGTCCTCAAAACGATTGGCCACGTCGTCTGGTGTCCATGGTGTGATGCGCTCAGCCATGACGAGTCCTTGGTGTGCCGTACAGACGCTCGCCGATGCGTCGCACCAGTTCACGCTCGAGGTAGTCCAGCCGCTTGTCCTCAGCGTTGACCACCAGGATGTTTTGGTCACGCCAGCCGCGTTCCTTGACGGCGTCCAGGTCTGTGACGGTTGGCTGCAAGCGACCCAGGGGGCATTGGTAGTGTTGGGTGGGTACTTTCACGTCACACCTCCTGAGTGTCGATGGCCCAGTGCAGGATGGCCAGGGCATCGGCTTCGTTGTCGTCCGTGACGGGGTGACCAAGGGCACGCATGGCAGCAATGACTTCTGCCTTGCCTGCGTTGCCTTTGCCTGTGGCGTGCTTCTTGATCGTGCCCACTGGCACGCCTTGGTACGGGATGCGGTGGTGCTCGCACCAAGTGGTGAGAGTGGCCATCAAACCGCCGTAGACGTGGGCGGCATCCACGCCAACGTGGCGGCGCACCTCCTCGAAGTACACGGCGTTGATCTCGCCCGTGATGTTCTTGAGTTCTGCCAGCCAGTGTTTGAAACGCAGGTAGCGCATGCCACCGCCTTCGAAACGCTGGGACTTGAAGCTGACAAAGCCGTGGGCGGTTGGTCCGTTTTGTGAACGTAGTGCCCAGCCAGTGGTGGTGCCCAAGTCCAGGGTCAGGATGGTGGTGTTCATTTTGCAACTCCGCTTTTGAGCGAGATGCCACGAAAAGCACGAGCCTTACCCGAACTCACCACGCAGCGCTGCAATCCAAGGTGACCCAACACCAATGACAGACAGCGCGCAGACGAGGCAAAGCAGTCGTTGGCAGCGCTCCAGGTCAGCCAATCAGCGTGCAGTTCAGAAAACCGGGTTGTTGCGCGGTCGTCCAGATCGCAGTTGACTGTGAGCCACTGCTGCATATCGCGTGCGGTGCGCGTATCAGTCGCCAATGCATTTTCAAGATTTTTCATATCGATTCCTGTTGTTGGGCAAGGCACGCAGCTGTGCTGTGCCTGCATTTCAAAGTTGCAATTCAGGTCGGTTTTTCCATTCCGACGTAGTCGACACATCTCAGGGTTAACTTCCATGACCTGCGCGTCACGCCTCGCGTGAGGAACTAACCGTTGGCTGCGCCGACTACGTCGGATTGATGCCAAACCGACACAGCCGACGCTGGTATCGAGTGCGTAAAACACCGTTACCAAAGGCTGCTTTCGAGCGTTCTTTCGCTGCGTCATAGGTGTCAGTTGTCCGCGTAAGGTGTGTAATTGGGGCGTGACTGCTGCGCCAAGCCCAACCCCTGGTAGCCGCGAACACCGGCTGAGTTGCGCCACTTTTCCAATCCGCGTGTGAGCAGCAGGTCAGAGAACCGGCGCTGGGAGCCAACAAACTCACCTGCTGCCTCTGCCCACTGCTTCCAATCGGCAAACAACTCGGTGGTGAGAGATCTGGCACTGTTGACCCGCACACAGCGTTCCTCCAGCCATCGCCCCAGGGCATCTTCTGACTCGAAATACTCCTTGGTCGCACTGACGACACTCTCGGGAGCAATCAGCCCCTCGCGTTGCCAGGCCAGGCAACCCTGCACGCCCCACTCAAAGATGGCGTTGCGCTCGACCAAGAGCTTCGCTTGAAGCTGCTTATCGCGTTTTTCTGGCGGCACAGTGATCGTGAACGGGATCAGGTGCAAGCGCCTGCGCATGGCCTCATCGATGTTGCGAATGGCCGGTTTGTGATTGCCCGCGATAACCAGCTTGAACTGCGGCAGGTAGGTGAAGAAGTCCTGGCGCATGAAACGCGCAGACACCCGGTCGCCACCGGTGATCTCCTTGATCTTGGACTCGTTCCAGCGCCGCCCCTGTTCAGTCTCGGTCGCCCCGACAAAGCGCGCACCACGCAGGCCTGCCAGATCGGTAGGGTGGCGGTCACCGCGCGACTCCATGAACGTGTCCATGGGCGCGTTGGCCGCGTAGTCGCCCATCAGGGTGAAGATGGTGTTAACGAACACCGACTTGCCGTTGGCACCGGTGCCATACAGAAAGAACAGAGCGTGCTCCTGGGTGGAGCCTGTCATGCAGTAGCCGAACACCTTCTGGAGGTAGTGAATTTGTGCCGCATCACCCCCGGTCACATCGGCCAGAAACGCCATCCAGTTGGGACAGGTGCTGCCCGGCTGAATCGTGGCCGTGCAGATTTTGGTCATGCGGTCACCACGATCATGGGCGCGCATCCTGCCGGTGCGCAGATCAACCACGCCACCGGGCGTGTTAATCGACCACTCGTCGGCATCCCACTCGTCCGTGGTGCCCGCGTGCTTGCGGTCTGCCCGGGCCAGTCGCTCGACACCGCTGATGGTGCCCGAAGCTGCCAGTTTGGCCGCAAGCTTGGGGTTATCCGACTTGAGCGATGCGAAACGACAGACATGGCGCACCAGATCGGATGCTGCCAAGGTGTCCTCACTGCGCCAGCGCTGGCCATCCCACATCAGCCATTTACCCCACGCCGCAACGTAACGCCAGTCGTTTTGATAGCGGTTGGTAAAGCTCAGTGCCAGCGCGTCTTCGCTGCCCCACACGGTCGCGTCCTGGTGGTCACCACCCCGGTCTGCGAGTTCATTGCCGTGGCTGTTGGCACCGATGTCCGGCAAATGCACCGCCAGGTTCGGACCGGTGGCCAGCATTTCTCTCACGTTCATGCCTTCGTCCACCGCATCGGCACTGTCCCAACCATCTGCTTTGTCCTCTGGCGGGTACAGGATGACGCAACTGGTGGCCTTGGCTGCCAAGATGGCCTGTGCTGCGTTTTCAGCATACGTCCAGCCGGGCTTGTCCTTGTCTGGCCAGATGATCACGGCTTTGCCAGCCAGCGGTGACCAGTCGGTTTTATCGACCGGCGCGTTGGCTCCGTGCATGGCGGTGGTGGCGCAGATACCCGCATCGATCAGGGCTTTGGCGCACTTTTCACCTTCGACCACCACCACCCGATCTGACTTGAGCATGCCGGGCTGGTTGTAGAGTGGCCGTGGATCGGGCGGTGCTGCCTTTTTGCGCTTGACATCCCACGGACGGAATTCCTTCTTCTGCCCTGGCGGGTCATAGCGGTACACGATGGCGATCAGCTTGCCATCAGCATCCTGATACTCCCATTTGGCAGTCGCTGGCCCGAGATCGTCCATGGGAGGCTCGGCCTTGCGTTTGCGCGTTGCCTCCTGCGGCACTTTGCCGACCAGTTGCGCCGCAAAGCTCAGCACCTTGGCAAAGTCAGAATGCACGTTGAGGGCCAAGTGGCCGGAAATCAAGTCAAAGATGTCACCGCCCTGACCAGTCGCACGATCTGTCCAGAGACCTGCCTTATCGCCGGTGACCACGATCTCCAGACTGTCTCCCGGGCTGCCCAGGATGTCGCCGACCAGGAACTTGCCTCGCTTGACCTTGCCAGCGGGAAACATGGCCATTAGCACCGACTCCAACCGCTGCAGCAAGCTGGCGCGAATCTCTTCGCGGTTGCCATCGGTGGACGGGGTTGGTGCCGGCGTCACATCGTTAAAGTCCATCATGACTGACACCCTCCGACTTTTGGACATCGGTGTCAGAGTCGCCAGCGGCGCTGCTGTGTGCCGCCCAAGTGCTCAGCTCATTCATCCGAAAGCGAACCAAGCCGCCCAATAGGTAATGCGGAATGCGGTGCTTGGCTCGCATCTTGGGGTCGGCAAACCAGTACAGAGGCAGCCGCAGCGCGCACGCGGCCTGCTTGGCATCGACCATGGGCTCGGCATCAATTTGGAATTCGTTTTGTGTTGTGTTCATTGGGTTGTCCTCCAGCAGCGGTCTTGCCACGCGCAAAACTTGCATTCAAAGTGGGTGGCATCAAGGTAGGCGCGCGGCAACAGTTCTCCTGCCTCAGTGGCGGCAATGACCTTCACGCCCCGGTCGGACATGCGCTGGGCCAGCGCCGCATCGAACGGCACCAACTCGGCGTAGATGTCCATCGTGTCGGCGTTGACCGCTGTGAAGATGGCCGGGTTCTCGTGCAACTCCAGGTAAGCCTGGTAGATGGCCACTTGGGCGGCGTAGACCGGCTTGGAGACCGCGAGCTTGTTTTTCTCCAAGTCGCGCCAGGATTTGGAGCCCAGGCACTTGTTTTCCCAAAGCGCCGGGTACGCGAATCCATCGGGCCCACCGACAAAGACACCATCAATGTGCCCCTGCAAGCGACCGTCGGCCGTTGAAAACCCAAACTGCTCGATTGATCCGTCAGGGAGGGTTTTGTGGGTGCGCAGATCGAACCCGGCTGCCCGCAGCCACGCGACCATGCTGTCCTCGTTGACGTGCCCACGCTCAAAGATGCGCAGAATCCGACCCTGCGTTTCCCGTCCCGGGTCCACCGGCGCTTGGGCATACTCGTATTGCAGCGCGCGCTCGCACGACACGCCCAGACGGGATGCACCCAGATACTGGCGGGATTTCTCCTTTGACCGGGTCTTTTTCAGACCCAGATCGATCAGCGTGCTGATCTGACCACTGACGCTCGTTGATGAGTTGAAGTCCATCATTTGGCATCCTCCCAGGGCAGGTCGCTTTCCATGTCGGCAAACGGATTGGCTACCAAATTTGCCATGGGGTCCGCAACTTCAGGCAGACCACGCACCGGTGGGTACTTGGACTTTTCGTGGTGCTCAACCATGGCCTGCGTAAAGCAGGTCACGATGGAGTCGATCACCTTCAACGCTTCTGATTCAGAATAGTCACCCAGTGGTTTTGTGAACCCAACTGCCCCGGCTGCTTCGCCGAAGGCCTTGAGGCACTTGACCATGGCGTTTTTCTCAACTTCAGAGAGATTGACCATGGCCACCCCCTTGGAGTCGACGAGGTCGTCCTTCAATCTGACCCAGTTGCCGTACATGGCGTGAAACGCTTTTTGACAGCGTTCGGAACAAAAGACCCAGTCCAGCGGGTAGCGCTGGGGATGGCCCGTGCGGTGCCGGTTGTCGGTATGACCGTACCCCCGGGCTTGACGTGAGCAGACCCAGCATTTCATCGCCTGCCTTTCTTCTTGCAATGGACAAGACGCTCGTTGACCGGGCGACGGCCTTCGGTATAGCCGTCGCAGTCAACAAAGAAGCGGGTTTTGGCGTGCAGGCAGCGGCACTGCTTGATCATCTGGTGCTGGTACGCACGGGTGCAGTCGGTGCAGTAGTCGCTGTCACCAGCCCTGGTCTTGATGGCATAAGTGCGCCACTGCTGGTACTGCGACGCATCGCTGAAGCAGCCCGGGTGGTAGGCCTGCACTGTATGTAAAGAGGCATTCATGGCTGGTGCTCCTTACTGCGCCCAGGCGGGTTTGCCAGATACAGGAGCGCGTTGGGGCGTTGGCGCTGTTGATCCGTTGGTCTGCGCTGGGGCTGAAGATGGTGCGGCACTACCTTGCACAGCCGCGTTGGCTGTCAACTTGGAAGGCACACCCATGGTGCGCGCATAGTCCGGGTGGTCGGGCTCCACTGCCGTCTTGACGACGTTGCGGTCATCACCCCGGTCGTCTTTCTCGATATCCACGCGCACCACGAACTCCAGACCATCGAGGTCAACAAAGCCTTGGATGCGCCTGGCGGCAGCAGCTTGGGGGCTGTTGTCCTGCGGCAGGACGTTTCTGGCACTGTTCAGTGCGGCGCGCACGAAGGTTCTGCCCATCTGCGTCCAGGTTGGACCCTTGGGCGAGTACAGCCCGATGTTCGACCACATCTTGCGTTTGGCATATTCGCCACCGGTGATGACAAACTCGGCAGCCAGATAGACCGCGCCCGTCTTGGGTGACTGGGTGGGATAGCCGTCCGACCAGCCCTGACTAGCGTCATAGTGGCCACCGGGTTTGAGCGTCATCAGCACCGGCACGAGCGCACCCTTGGGAATCAGGTTGAACCCCGACTGTTGGGCTTCTGCATCGTTGAAATCAGACCATGCGTAGGCTGTCATGTTGTTGTCGTTCATTTGAATTACTCCTTGGAATCAGTTTGGGTTGGGGCTTGTGGGTGCTGTGCAGGTGTGCCAGTGCCAGCGCACTTGGCAATGAGTGCGCCCAAATCAGGCGGCTCAAGCAGGTCAAGACGACCGCTGCGGTCTTTGGCCGGGTAGCCATAGGGGTTGATCGTTTGGGTGACAAATGCCCGGTATGAGCTGCCATCTTCGGCCTTGATTTCTGCCAGCGTCACCACCTCGTCCACGATGCCCGGCAGTTGCAGTGCAGTGGCGCTGCCTTCAATTTGCGGCACGAACACCTTGCGACCAAAGTCATCGGTTTTGCTGTCCAGGATGGCCACAAACACGACGTTCTTGCCACGGGCATGCTGCAAGTGGGTGAGCGCCGTGATCATTTCCTGGCCCAAAAGACCATATGCGCCGCGTGAATCCGGCTTGCCAGTGCGGTCAGAAAACGCGGCTGGCTGACTCTTGGCCCAGTTAAAACACAGGCGAGAGAGCGCCGTGATGGAGTCGCAAAAGTAGGTCTGGTACTTATCCAGGCTGCCCGGGTCGCCATAAACCGAGCAGACATGGTCGAAATGCGCCTGCGAGAAAGGGGACTGATCAGGCAGTGCCGGATTGGGTCCGGCCAGATAGACCACCAGATCGCGAAACTCAGGCCAAGTGCGCGGCCGGATGGTGTCGCCCGTCCAGTCGGCGACAGACAAATCGCCCGCTTCCAAATCAATGAACAACGTGGACTGTTTTTCGAGGTGTTTCAGCTGGGTCGTTTTGCCGATACCACTGACGCCCAGGATGACGATCTTGACGCCACGGCGCTGCGCGCGACGCTCATCGGCGGTAATGATGGGAAGTGCCATTTATGCCGCCTCTTTCATCTGATCGAGCACCGCCGGGTTCCACAGAATCTGGTACCCCGAGTGGCCATTGCGTGAGTAAGGCAAAGCCTCACCCCATGCACGTCCCTTCTCAGTCAACTCCCATTCGTCGCGGTCATTGCGTTGTTGCAAACCGATCGCAGCAAGGCGAAGGTTGACGCTGCGGGCCGCTATCCCCGACTGCTCACCAAGCTTGGTCGGATTCAGCGCCGCGATGGGCTCGTTATTGGCAGGCAGCGCCCGGCGCATGGTTTCAATGACAAGACCGGTATTTTCGTGAATACAGGTCAACGTGGCGGCCATGGCAATGCCGCGCTTCACACCGGGCACCTTGGCAACGGCTTCACCGATCAGAAGCAAGGCGGACACTCGGTCCTGGGTTGGCGCGGGCAATTGAGAGACGTGACCTGGTGCGGTGTAGGCACCGGTTTTACGGATTGAGGGAAGGACCTCGTGGGTCACCCAACGCTTGAAGCGTTTGGCTGCATCTTTGGTACTGCCCAAGATCAGCGCGTACAGACCGTATTCACTCACATGGTTGGCACGCTGCGTGCGCCCAAGGTTGTCGATGACCTCCATTTTCTGGAGGTCATCGCTGTCCACATGGGTTTTGATGGCCTGAGAGGGATTCCCCAACTCCAGCACTTGGCAAACGTCAGTGGCGTTGAACCAGGGTTCCCCGGCGGCATCCAAGTTGACGCGCAGGGCATGACTCTCAAATTCAAATGGGATGATTTTGGACATGATCAGGACTCCAGTGGGTCGAGGGAAAGGGTGAAGGCTGGTTTGCCAGGCTCAACCGTGCGAGCAGCGGAAAACTGCTGCTGCAACGTCGGTGGCCAATTCGTGTAGCGTGATTCGGAAACCGACAACTTGATATCGATAAAGCTCTTGACCTGGTCACCGGATGCAGCCACACGCTCAGCGATCTCACTGAGCTGCTTTTGATCCCAAGTGACTTTTTTTGGAAGATCAAACTTGATGCGCAACGGGCCATCGGTGATATGAGCGGTGCCAAAATCACGGCCAGATTCCAGCAACGCGGCTTTGGCCTGTTCTTCGTAGCACTGCTTCAAAGCGGCGTCGAACTTGGTACGGGCCTGTTTGAGCCAGGCAATGGCTTTGTCCAGATTGACATCCACTTCAAGTTTTTGAGCGGGTGTCAGCTGGGCCAGTTGGCTCACGGACATCTCAGCAATGTCGGAGGGGAAAAGGGTAAGGTCAGACATGACTTTCCCTCCTTATTGATACACAGCGCTAGAAGTTGAGTGGCGTGAAACGCGCCGCTCATAAGCTTCGATCTGGTGAATCAAATAAGTGACTCTTGAGCCCAACTTGAGGTGTATGGGTCCGAGTTTTTCTTGCCGCCAACGGCGCAGCGTTTTGACGGAGAGGCCCCACCGAGCGGCGAGTTCGTTTTCGTCGAGTGCCAGACGGACAGCACTGTTTGGTGGGGACCGGAAGGCATTCCGGTTGGGTTGAACAGAAGAGACTTGGCGTTGCATTTGGAGCACTCCTTTAGTTGGGGTGCCCCTATTTCCGCGCAGATCAGACTTCGATATCTCGCAGTCTTTACGCAGAAATCACGTTGAAATTACAACGACTGAATCTTTACGCTGATTGCGCTTCAACGCTTGTAGATTCAGAAACTTGCCGGTAATCAGTCAATCCGATGTTGAGCTCCCATAGTCGTGATTTACTGTTTCCGTCAGCGCCTCGAATATAGGTAGCCCATTCGGGTGCACCCCTGAAAAACTCGTTCATTGAACGAATTGACTTTCCAGCAGCATCCTCAAGCTGGCGTTTGGTGCATTTGCGCTTTTGGCTCGACGATGCGTTCACCAGCACTTCCACTACATCGACCCATTCTTTAGTTGTCAGCGACCAGGGCTCCGGCCAAGGTCCAATGAGCAATGCATTCCGCGCGTCTTCCTTGATGAGCGTTGGCGTATCAGTAGTTACAGCCGCAGCCTGCCTGCGACATATCTCACCCTCAACCCGGCTCAAATCAATACAGACCTGACCTTCCACCTCTTGCGCCAAGGTTTCCAAAGACACGACGATGCCTGGTCCAAGGAATCGGCGAGCCGATCCCGTCGTGGTTGCAAGGACGATAGTCAATCCAAGATTGGATTGACGAAGTTGCAAGTCCAGCTTGTCGGCATGCTTGGGCTCCCAGATGCGCGAAACCAGCGCGACGGGCAGGCGCTGATCGCCCATGCGATAGTTGCCTAGCAAATATGGCTCTTGATCGTCGACAGTCAGGGGAATGTCGACAAGGTGCAATTTGAGCAGTTGATCAAGCCGCTCGCGCAGATACGATTTGTCAACCGTATAACGGCACAAATCGCCATCTGAAAGCTCATATTTTTCACCTGTGAGTTCGTCCATTGCCCAAGTGTTGGTGCTGTTGAAATTCACCTTCAGGCGTCGAAAGCCACACTGCCCATCCTCATCCTCAATGGGCACGGTGATGAATTCACCGAGAGATTTTTTCTTGAGCAGCCCCTTGCTGACCAGATCGGCGGCAGGCAAGTTGAGCACGGTCAGCAGGTGACCATCGATTTCATCAACGGCGAGGTCAAGAAGTTTCATCTCGGCCCGGAACAACGCCAAGTCAGCTCCGACTTTGACCGGCTTCACCTGCTTCATGACACCGAGTGAGGTCAATATCTCCTCGCCGCATTTGCGCATCCGAGGATCGGGCAGCGACAACAAGTTACAGGAGCCGCGCTGCCCCACTGTGATATCAAGCGCTCGGCTATCGTCATCGCCGTCAAAACGGATCACGAACGACAACTTCACTTCGAGGATGGAGCGACAGCTTGATAGCGGGTTGCGGTCGCCAAATTGCGTATCAGAGACACTCCATAAATTGTCGCTGTTCGCCAACGCCAGGGTTACGCTGTGGCGTGTATGACCCAGGGTCACGGTCAACGCTGAAACCCAAGCGTCCTGGATGACAGCGCCGTTGGCCTTCGAATCCATGAGATTCACTTTGTGTTTGAACATTGCCAGCTCGTAGCTGACCGCGTCCACTGGCTGTTTTGAAAGGGGCTTCTCAAAACCGATGGCAGCGAACCGATCCGCCAGTTGCTTGGCGGTACCCTTTTTGTCGGAGAGCACATGCACTTTGTTGTCGACGGGGTCATACACCAGTGTGGCTTCGAGCGCAGGTGTGAACAGAAACAGGTCACGCCTGCGATCCTTCATCTGGCGCAGCAACTTCATCTTGCCGGGGTGATATACAACGAGATAGTGCAGCCGCCGTTTGACGGATTCGTCGCCCGCCTCCATCTCAAAATGAATCACCTCGCAGCTATTCTTTGATTCTTCGTCCAAACCGAGAATCTCACCGACGCCCTCATGCAGTTTTTTTGCTACCTCCGGTGTCCATTCAAAGTCACGCCCGTCACCATCCCGCACTGTAAATCCGAGAAATTTCTTGTGTCCGTGGAAATGATGCGTGAGGTAAATCGTCTCAATCTGATCGAAGATGTGCGCGGCATTCACTCGCAACCAGATCATGCGGGTCATCGCGTCGGTAGATCGGTCAAAAGTCCCTATCTCCGGATGATTTTCCAATTCAATTTTCCCGTAGGCGTAATCCAGCATCTCTTCGGTGCGAAAGCGCACCAGCTGAAGGAAACGCACCGCCTCCTGGTCAGCGATGGTGATGTCTTCGCGTTTGACTGATTGGATACATTCGAGGAGTTCGGAGCGTGCCAGTTGCTCAGGCTTGGACGTGTCGAGCACGGCCAGGAATGCGAACTTATCGACTCGCGCCAGCCGCGATATGGATGTAAGGGTCGCCGAGTTGATCAGGTCAACGACATGCTTGCTGTTTTTTTGAGATTTTTTTGCCACTTGATGCTCCTTGAACAATGCTGAGTGGCTTTCGTCCCCTTGATGGTCGCGCCCACAGCTTCAAACGTTTGTCACGGGATGATTCCCAACCTGATCTTGGTTTTGATGCTGGACAACCAGTCTTCGCGGTACTGCAATGCAAATGCATTGCGATTGCCGCGCCCGACACCTGCCTGGCGGGCCAAATCTTCCAGCGATGTCATGCAATCGAGCCAGCCCAGTCCATTCGATGCCACCAAAGCAGCCTTGTCAGCGGTCGTGACTATGATGACTTGGGATGGCAACAGTTTGTTGGCAGCCAGCCAAGCAAAGAGATGCTTTTCGCCATCATCAAGTGTGATGCATGAAGGGTTGCTCAACACGAGGGTTGCGAGCTCTTTCCTGCTGACCGGGTGCTGTCGGGCAAGCCCTGCTTTCAAATCGGCAGCAGGAACTGCGACGTGTCGGGGATCGCCAGGATTGCCGGTAAGCGTTTCCTCTACGCACTTCTCGACTGTCTCAATGGCGAAGTGGTTGCAGATCGCTGCCCAGCAGCCTGTTCGGAATGATTCGAGGATGACATTGGTGTCCGCAAAAACTCGGATTTTCGGCATACGGTGCTTACCTCACAGCTCGAACGGAGCGGTGAGGTCGTACTGAGCAAACAGCTCGGTCAACCCGGCCAGTCCAAGACCCATGGCCTTGGCGGCTTTGCGAGCCGAAAGCCTTCCGTTCTCCAGGGCCTCGTGAAGCATCTTCACGAAGGTCGAAGAGAACCGCTTGGGTGGGCCTGACACCGATGGCCGCTGCTTCTCTTGCGCAAGACTGCGCCGGGTGTCGACACCAATGAGCTTGAGGTTGAACAATCGCCATGCAAGCGTGACGGGGGCAACCCGCAGCAAGGCCGCGACTTCGCACAGGTGCGCAATGTTGTCAAGATGGTCAGGCTTGATCAATTTGTCGAGGGACGCGCTCGGCATCAGCAGCGCAGCGGCGAAACTGTTCGCCAACTGCTCGATGCGCTTGACCTTGTTGCGTTCCTCGAAGGAGTTTGATTCCCGGTGATCAGGCTTCATCGCATCCCAAGTCAGAGCATGAAAGAGCTCGTGCGCCAAATCGAAGAAACGCCGGGCTTCGTTCTCGTTGCGGTTGATCAGTATGACGCCCATCTCTTCCAGGTGACAGGTAGCGCCCGAGATGGAATGACCATCGGCAGTGTCGACCGTATCAACGAACAGAACCGGAATGTCCAACTCGCGCTCAATCTTGTCGATCAAACCTTCGGCTGGAATGACGCCGAGATCAAGTTCGGCGACCAAGCTTTCCGCGCGCTCCTGTGCGTCTTCGAAAGACGACTGCGAGGACAGCCGCAGGGCACGCTTGAGCACACTCGACCGGCTGTCCTGCTGCTCGCGCAACCAGCGAAGCAGGCCGATCCACTGACCAGCCTTGAGCTCGAACCCGTCCAGGCTGTCTTCGGGCACCTCCGGCGCGGCACGCCAGGAAAACTGCGCTTCCCCAGCAACGGCGAACGGGTCGATGAAAAAATCAATATCGCGATCAAATAAATCTGCAAGCGCCAGCATTTCATCTGGTTTGAGCGAGCGCTTACCGTTTTCGATATCAGAGACTGACTGACGGTCTTTCAAGCCCAAACCATCGGTAAGTTGGTCTTGGGTCCAGCCTTTCGCAACGCGTGCGGATTTAACGCGGTAGCCGATAAGCTTCTGCGAAATTTTTCCAAGCATGGCAGTGACCTCCAAAACGCATAGTTTAAACATGCAATTTTATAAATGCAAGAAAAACTTGCTTTTTTATAAATGCAAGATGCGGCGTTGCCCTACGTTACCCATCGTCTTGGAAGATTTGAATCATGATTTGTGGGTCTTTCAAATGCCCTTTGCAAACCATGAAACCGATCAAACTCACTCCCCCCGAACAGATGTCAGCGCGCCAACGCGCGTCTGAAATCACAACCATCCTGGTTGCAGCCATTATGCGTACCCACGCCAGTGGCCAATCTGCGACAGAACAGAATGAAAGACAAGTTGAACTTGGCTTTTCTGGTCACCAGCGCGTTCATACAAACCCCTATCAACCAAGGAGTTCCAAATGAACGACACCACCACTTCAGTGGCTGCCCAAGTGGCCGCGTTGTCGAGCCTACCAATGCCAGACCTGTGGACATTGTGGGATCGGTTTTTCAAGCGCCGCCCAGAAAACCCCAACCGCAAGTACCTGGAGTCTCGTGTTGCCTACAAGCTACAGGAACAGGCGTTTGGCGGTCTGCCCGTGGAAACACAGCGCCGACTGATCAACATTGGCATACGCCACTCCAAGATCAAGAGCAGGCAGATTGCCCGCGACATTGAACTGGCACCTGGCACTGTTTTGCTGCGCGAATGGGGCGACCGTGACCACAAAGTGACGGTGACCGCCGAGGGCACTTTTGAATATGAAGGCAAGTTTTTCAAAAGCCTGTCTGCGGTGGCCAGGCACATCTCTGGCACCCCATGGTCTGGGCCACTGTTTTTTGGTCTCAAAACAAACCGCAAGGAGGCAGCATGAACGCCGCCACCCAAATTGCATCACCCAAGCCGCGCAAGAGGTGCGCCGTGTATTGCAGGGTCTCGTCTGACGAGCGGTTGATGCAGGAATTCAACTCCATTGATGCGCAGAAGGAATCCGGCCAAGCCTATGTTGCCAGCCAACGCTCAGAGGGCTGGATTCCAGTGGTGAACGACTACGACGATCCCGGGTTTTCTGGAGGCAACACCGAGCGGCCCGGACTCAAACGACTGATGGCTGACATCGAGCGCGGCTTGATTGATGTTGTGGTGGTCTACAAAATTGACCGGCTGACCCGCAGCCTGGCGGATTTCTCCAAAATGGTGGAGGTGTTCGAGCGCCAGGGCGTGTCATTCGTTTCCGTCACCCAGCAGTTCAACACCACCACGTCCATGGGCCGCTTGATGCTCAACGTGCTGCTGTCGTTTGCCCAGTTTGAGCGGGAAGTCACCGGCGAGCGGATCCGCGACAAGATTGCCGCCAGCAAACGCAAGGGACTGTGGATGGGTGGTGTGCCGCCCTTGGGCTACGACGTGGCCAACCGGCTGCTGGTGGTCAACGAGACTGAGGCTGAACTGGTGCGGCGCATCTTTGGCGAAATGCTCACGATTGGGTCGCCGACACGCATCGCGCAGGGCTTGGCCAGCGAGGGCATCACGACCAAAGCCTGGACAACGCAGGACGGCCAGGTGCGCAGTGGCACGCAGATGGATCGGAAATACCTGTACAAACTGCTGCGCAATCGCATCTATCTGGGCGAGTTGTCACACAAGGGCAGTTGGTTCCCGGGCGCGCACGCGCCAATCATTGACCATGGTCTGTGGGGTCAGGTGCATGAAGTGCTGGCGCGCGACTCGCATGTGCGTTCGGTGGACACACAAACGCGCGAGAGCACAGAGGCACTGTTGCGTGGCCTGTTGTTTGGCCCCAGTGGCGACCCGATGTACCCAACCTACGCCAGCAAGAACAAACGCAAGTACCGCTATTACGTCTCCAAGGCTGAAATGCGATTTGGTGCAGCGGGTAAAACGCACGAGCGCATTCCGGCTGCTGAGGTGGAAGCCGCGACGGTCAACCAAGTCAAAACGGTGCTCTCCAGTCCGGAAGCCATCACAGCCGTTTGCAAATCACTTGAACAGCAGGGTGTCCAGATTAATGAAGACGAGATCGTGATGGCACTGCACCGGCTTGGAGAGGCTTGGGAACAGCTGTACCCGGCCGAGCGCATCAGGATCGTCAAATTGATGATCGAGCGGGTGGATATTGTCGCTGGTGGGCTGAAGGTGAAATGGTACGCCTTGGGCTGGAAGGAACTCATCAAAGAGTTCGCAGCGAAGGGCATTGGTGCGGAACTGGTGGAAATGGAGCCCGCATGAACGCTGACCTCGAATCCTTTGTGCCCCTCACTTATTCCCGACGCGGCGTACAGCGGCTGGCCACCACCAGTGCCGTGGCGCACGACACGACGTTTTTGGTGGGGCTGAGTCGTGCGTTTTATTGGAAGAGCCTGCTCGACACCGGTGTCATGAAAAGTGGCTCCGAGATCGCCAAGAATGAAGACCTTCACCACTCAGTGGTCAACGAACTAATGCGTCTGACACTGCTAGCACCCGACATCATCACGCAGCTGATGTCCGGCACACAACCACGGCGGCTGAACTTGATGTGGTTTCAGCGGAACCGGCTACCGGTGGACTGGCAGGCCCAGCGCACCATCATTGATGGCTTCAAATAGGAATCAACATGGCGAAAAATGACAGAGGCATGGTGACTGGTACGCCGGTCACATACCAAATCCCAGCGCCAGCAGGCGGTGTGCAGATGGAGACGTTCATTCCGTGGACTTTGGTCAAACGAGGTGTCCGGCGGCAGGTGATCACACCAATTGATGCGCCGGAGCATTTTCAGAAGGAAGCAGTCTTGGAGCGAAGTGCGCGCAAGGACGTCAAGGACAGCCCGTTGATCCGGGCAATGGGACTGGCTCATTACTGGCAGCGTCTGCTGGACGAGGGTAAATATCGGTCGCTGACGGAAATTGCAGCCACCGAGGGCATCGCTCTCAGTCAGGCTAGTCGGACAGCTCAACTGACTCGACTGGAACCGGAAATCGTGCGAAATTGCCTGTCAGCCGGTCGAGCCGGTTCAAAGTTGGATGAGTTGGCTCGGGTATGTCTTGCAGGCAGTTGGGCCGATCAGCGCACAATTCTGAAAAGCGGGAACCATGGTCGGCAACCTGCGTGA